CTATCGCTTGAGAACTCCCGCACCGTTGCGCCGGTAGGGTAGTAATCGCCCCATGCCTCAAGGTCACGCGCGATACGGTCCATTTCGCGGCGCTCACGGGCGCGGATGCGCTTACTCAGGTCACGGCGGGCCTTCGTGTAGGGCGAGTGTTCGCGGCGGAACTCATGGGGATGCCACGCAGCGCCGCGCGCTTCCTTGACGTGCCAGGGGTCGGTCTTGAAAGTGTGTGCCATTTTGGGTGTGCCTTTCAGCTTGTTTGGGTGTGCGACAACCTTTGTCGCATCGTTCCCTGACCGGGAATTGAACCCGGCTTTATACTCACCATTAAGTCAGGGAAGTTGAAGACTCAATTAGTCTTCGTACGTGTATTGCACAATTTCGCGCGGTCCTGTGTAATATGCGAACTTGTAAACGCAGCTGCTCGCGGCCATCGGGACTAGGGACAGTCACCCTCACGGGCAGGTATCCGTGCATGGTGTATGCGTAACCGCGTCGCTCACCCGGGAACTTAGCATCAAAGAAAAACGCTAGGTTATGCGGCTTGAAATTCTCTGTTGTTTCATCGTGTCGGACCTTTGACCACCGCCCGCTAGGCGTACGGTACTCGGTCCATTGGGTAACGGTTGCGTGGGTTGTGTCTCGCATTTTTGCTTTCGCTTTCTGTGTGTGTTGCTCAGTAGAGTTCGCGGGTATCAGCGTTGATACCTAGGGGCATCTGTGCCAGGTCGCTAGGGCCTACAAAGTAGAGATGCCCATCTACTAGCGCGCGCCATACGTGTGTTGCCCAACGCGGGGCAAAAATGACGTCTTCGCCTACGTAAAGCACTTTAGAGTGTGCCCATGCCGACAGTGCGCGGGCTTCATCGTCAACGGTCAGACGGATCATTGTTTTTCACCTTTCGGTTTGTCTTTGTTGTTGGCTCCAGTCTAACGAGTTGGCAGTAGGTTGTCAACCCGTTAGACTGTGTTATGCGTCACTTGTTGATCGACTTGGAAAGGGCGGTCAGCGCAGCAACAGCGGTGTTAACCAAATCACGGTCAAGGTGTCCGCGCATCGCCTCATCGTTGATAGCAACCGACAGGTCGATCATATCGTGGAACAGCGCGTTAACGCGCTTTGCAGTTCGCCGGTTTTCATGCTCACGCCTAATAGCGCCCTTTCGTGCGCTATCGACAGGCAGAAAATAGCGTTCCTGGTAGTCGCGTTCATACTCTGCAAGGCGGGCCATCGTTTCAAGGTCACACGCGAACGAGGTCTTCATTTTTCGGCTCTCTTTCTGTTGTTTCGTTTGCCGATACTTAAACAATAGTGGGTTGACGGTACGTTGTCAACATGAAAACATGTGATTAGGGACACATTGTGGGGGCCTTAGTGAGTAGGCGACAGGCCGTGCCTATTCTTTAATGCGCGCGTACGCGATAGCACTGTGGTTATGCGTTGTCAAGGCTAGGGGGTGTGTCGTTAGTTACTTTGTTGTGTCGGTATGCGTGGCTGGTTACTTTACAGTCCGACATATGGACACGTGTTGCATGGTGGGTAAAAGTGTGGTACTCGCATGGGCATAGCGTGGCGATTAGGTGGGGTGTAGGGGGTGCTAGGTTGCTGGCATCGTGTTTAAGGGGTCAGGAAGGGGGGTAGGAGGCAATTTCAGGGGGTGGGTAGTATGCGGGCCTAGGTAAGGGGGTGAAAGTCGCTGAGAGGGCCGTAGCGTAAATGTCAGGACAATTCAGGGAGGGTTAGTTATCGTCAGAGTGACGTTAAATACCCCAGGGGGGTATCCTCGCGCACATGACGCCTAGGTGTGTGTGTTTAAGAAATATATTAATATAAATAATAAATATATATATATAGTATATAAGTGTATAAGTATAGAAAAAAATACGGGTGTATAGATTCTGCATTATACAGACTTTCTCTCCGTGTTAGTTCTTATGCACTGGCAGTGATAGTAGGCAATGCAGAGTGCATAGAAACTAAGAGTTTGAGTAGGAATTACACGGGACGCTTTTCGGTGGGTAGCTAGATAGTTAGTTGCTTGTAGTTGATGCTAGTTCGTTGCAGTTGATTAGGTAAGGTAGGGGCAAGGTGAGTGAGGTGAGGCGTAGTTAAGTTAGGCAAGCCTAAGTTAGGGAGAGGGTGGTTAACTTAGGTATACCTAACTTTTGTTAGAGGTCCTATGGTTGGCCCGGGGTTGGTTTTTGTGTGGGGCAGGTCACGTTTTAGGGTTGGTCTGGGGTCTGATTGGTGTATTGGGGTCTGGTTTGTAGGTTGGTAGGAATTAGCGGGTAGAGTGCTTGACAGTGCATGAATAAGTATGCAAAGCAATGAATAAAAAATCATATGCTTTTCAGAGGGAGAGAGGGAGGGGGGTGTCATACCCGTTTGTACGTTCGGGGGTAACGGGGGTTAAAGAGTGGGTCAGATCACACGCTATCTTGTTGACTTTAACCGTCTACCCTTCTATGCTTTAAGCATCAACACCAAACGCAAAGGAGAAATTGTGGACGACCTACTGAACACTAAGTTTTGCATCTCAACAGGCCATTGGATCACTTACGAGTGCCTGCTTGATACCGGCACTGTCGTACACTTGCGAAAGCCCACCAACCAAGTATGGATGCTCAACCACGACAAGCAGTGGGTGAACTGCAATGGTGAAAGCATCACAATCGAAGATATGCTGCAACGCATTGAACAACCCAACCAGGTTGTCGAAGTTATCTACAGCCCTCACGTCTAACACAAAGGAGAACAATGGACATTCAGAAGATGATTGACGATGCTCTCGAAGAGTTCCGTAAGAAGCTCGAAAAGGAGTTCAAGGAACATGAGCTGACAGGCACACAGTTTGAGTGCATTGACAACAACGGCGAACTATTTGTTGCAGACGCTCAAGAGCTTAATACGGGAACGCTCATCATCGTTGAAGACTGGGAGGTGTTTCGTATCCTAGAGACATCCGATCAAAAGCCGTGGATTACATACATTGGAGAGGCATACTCGCACGAGCAGTTTGCTGAACTTATGCGCGAGCAGTTTGTTAAGCCGAAGATTGTGCATAATGGGATGTGACATGGGAGTAGGGATTGGTCTTATTGTGGCAAGCGTGCTATGTTTTTCTGTCACGCTTATCCTGGCGGTTATCGCTTACGAAGTGTGGGACTCTGGCTATGATTACATAACTGATAAGGTCTTGGCCGTGGCTGTCGGCATGGTTGCACTGTCGTTGTTCCTTTTAGGGCTTGGGTTGATTATTGACGGTATTGGAAGGATTGTGTCGTAGATGATCACTGTTCTGCATAGGCTCAGTAGCGGCGCGAGTGTCCTCGTCGGCCACACAACGTACTTTCTCATTCAGGGTGAGTTGACGTATTACTGGCTGGACAACAAGGGCAACTACTACAGCGAAGAAGAAGTAGCGGATATTTGCCATGAGAGTGGCTACACCATCATTAACGATGGTCACCGGGTTTTCAACTAACAACACAACAAGGAAGGAATCAAAAAATGCAGACGATTGAAGAGACGCTTGATAAGTACTCATCTCTACACCGCGAGTACGAAGAGGCATTTCAGCAGTACCGAACACTAGAACTAAAGATGTGGAGCGGTCTCTATGACAACGAGGAACCGTTCGAGCTGACGTATCTTGACGGCCAACCCAGCCATATTAAGATTAAGACACCTGATGACGTAGCAGACATTATTACCGGGTGTGTGATTGCTATTGGTGGTGCAGAGTGGTTCCGCGCTGATGGTTACTGGCTGAGCTGCTATGACACGAAGAAGGATGACCACGAAATGTTTGTCCGAATCATGCGTAACCGTGAGCATGTCCACCTGATTCATAAGAGTTACTAATGGCTAAGCTAACAAGGTATGAGTCTGAGTTTGAGTTCTCACCTTGGGGTATCCAAAGATTGTTCTACGACTTGCCACTGTCTCAAGGTATGGCTATTTATACGGGGCTGAAAAGGGCTTGGAATGAGTCGGAGGCTTTTGAAGTCGAAATTGAAATACCCCTAAAAGAGCACCCACATGTTCACATTCTAAACATTGCTGTTGACCCTGTTACGCAACAAGTTACTACTGAAAGGAGAATTGGTAATGATCGCTTTTCATCTTGTCCTAGCTGTCGTCTGGGCCGGTGTTAGTGTCGCTTTCGCGCTACTTGCACGGTTCAAGAAGGGTATTGAGGGCTTTAGAATCTGGCCCGATGTACTGGCCTCCGTTAGCGCCGGTGTTGTCGCAATTTGCTACATCGTGCAGATTGCATTGGAGGTAGCAGCATAATGTTTACTATTGCGCAAATCATTATTGTCTGTGCTTGGTTTGCTATGTGGGCTGTTAACTCGAAGATGTTTCGTAATGGGCCGAAGCGGAACCAAAACCACATGATTAACGCTGTGTTGGACGCTGGCTGCGTCATTCTTCTTATTAGCCTTCTTGTGAAGTTTGTGGAGGGTTGAGCGTGTACGAAGCACCTTGGAGCATTTGTGTCATCTTTAACGAAGATGACAGCTTCTTTGGGGTGGTAGATGACCCTATTGAAGCTCAGTCTGAAGTAGAGTGGCTAACGAACAAATACAATAAGTTGTTCTATTTTGAGAAATACGAGTTGATGGAGGTATAATGAGGCACCCTATTGAATCGGCAGCGTGGTTCTTCCGTAGAGGTGAGTTCGTTCTTGGCAATGACGTGCTGAAGGACGAGTGCGGTGTCGAGTACAAGCGCCCAGGCCAGGCAGAGTACTACGCGATTTACCGAGATCACTCGGACGCAAGGGCTATCAACGAGGCATTGAAGAGCATTGCTGAGATGTACGGTTGCCTGACGTGCCTAGCATCTGATACATACACAGGTAAGCTCACGATTGTCGGTGAAGAAGACACCATCACTCTTCTGAAGTACGTGTGGAGGGTTGGCCTCTCAGATAAGTATGGCTATGATGCCATGCTGAAGAACCGTGTGTTGGATGCGGACATTCGGGGCGCTGCCGAGTACAGGAAGTGGGCCGATGACTACATCTTCGGGTTCTTTGAGGGTGTTGCTGGCAATCCTGATACAGAACATCTCTCAAGATTTAGCAAACATCCGCGTATTCTTGGCATACTCGATGGTTTTGACAGTATGAAACGCTATGAAAGGTTGGAAGCAAAATGATTGTTTCAGTTGATACGGACCATATTGATCTGGTTCATAATACAGAGGTGCTTGAAGCTGCTCTGGATGAACTTCCTGCCGGTTGGATTGTCGATCTTGAGTTTTTCGAGGAAGGCACATTCAGCTTCGTGAAGACCTATGATGATTGGTTTATCCCGTCTAACGATGGGTTCTGTAGTGAAGATCGAGTAGATTTTGTTTGCACTATCCAGGGCGATAACCACTTGAAGAAGGAGGCAATGTCTGTCGCTTTCCGTCAACCAGAGATCAACGACATTGCCGAGCGACACAACAATGCGCTGCAAAAGTGCCGGGATGCTGTGAACGGTGAGATGGTTCTGGACGGGCGGTTTATCAAGTACCGTAACTTCTTCCTTGATACGGAGAACGACCTCAAGCCTATTGGTTTGCTGGCCGTTGCGAATAATATCTTCTTGAAGGAATATCAAGACGATCACAGTTTTATGAAACTGTTTACGAAGAAGGGAGATGAGAAGTAATGTTGACTTTTGCTGTTGGACTGCTTATCCTCGGCTTTGCAGTGGCACTTCTCGGAATGATGCTCGATGAGGTCTACAATTGGGGCACTAAGGTTGTTGCGGCTGGCACGATTATGCTCTGTGTGTCTCTTGCTTGCCTTGCTGGTTGTGTCTTTTACTATGGTGTTCACGTCTAAGGAGAAATGATGAAGAAGAATAATAAGATTATCGGGTCTGTCGTTGCTGTTGCTGCGGCGCTTTCACTGGCTGCGTGCAATGCCGCTGATACGGCCTCGCGGAACATCAGCTACGAGAGCGACAACTTCAAGGTGATGCGACGCATTGTGTTCGTCAATGGCATTACGGACAAGTACCTGCTGAGCATCGAGGGTTTATGCTCGATCACGAAGGACAAGGATTGGTTCAAGGTGAAGGCATACGCTGAAACACTGATCGAACTTGCAAAGGAGAACGATAATGGCTAACAACGAGTTTACTAAGCTCTACAACGAAACACAGACGAACTACATGAAGCTGCGTAATATGCCTATTACTAAGCTAAAGGTGTGGTTCGTAGAGGCAAACGGGCTAGGCAATGTCGGGGATGTCGAATCCTGTGTGGACTTCGCAGCTATCACCGACCGAGGCAGTGTCGTTATCTCGGGTACTCTTGGCCCATTCCTGAAGGTCAATGACGGTTACTGGGTTCGTACTGCCCCAGCAGTCCCTAAGAAGCTGTGGAGCGATCTCGACCTTGTTAATGAACTCATCAACGAGTACGAGGATAACGACTATATCGCTACTGTCATCGACCCTGGGTTGGAATGATGCAGTTCGAGTCAATCAAGTCCCCTACTGACCTTGAGAACTACCCTCTGGGCACTGTTCTCGGCGGGTCGCTGGAAACCTACGTCCGTACTTCGAGCGGTTGGTGTGCGTGTACCTTGGAAGAGTTCTACACAAGCACTCAGCTTTTTGGGTTCCTACCTGTCGGCATGATGACGGGTAGCCGTCGTGTGGCCATGTACTACAAGCCGTGACACACATCACTTAGTATGGAGTTGACAGCTCAGAAACACTGACTCTATACTGAACACATCATAACTGAATAGCCTCTGAGAGTTCAACTAACAATCGTCGCCGCGACTCAGAGGCACACCCCTTGTGGCGGAACAGGCAGACGCGCTCGGCTCAAACCCGGGTTCCGAAAGGAGTGTGAGTTCGACTCTCACCGAGGGGACCACCAAGCACCGGACGATGCTGGATGATTAGGCCATAGCCGCCTGCCGCTCTGATCAAGCGGACGTGCCGGTTGCCGTGACGGGGGTCACGTGCGGGGTAGCACCCTAGGGCTGACAATTTTTGTGTGATGGTTTTTGTTTCGTCAGTCAACAGCACCCCTTCTAACGGAATGTGGCGCAGTAGGTAGCGCACCTGGTTTGGGACCAGGGGGCCGTGAGTTCGAGTCTCACCATTCCGACAGCTTCAGGCTGGTGTAGTGGCAGCATACTGGGGTATAGGCCCCGGAGGCTCGGGTTCGATTCCCGGCCCTGAAGCACATAATCCCAGATAGTGTAATGGCAGCACGGCAGGTTTTGGCCCTGTCGGACTAGGTTCGAGTCCTAGTCTGGGAGCGCTTGACGATGAGGTCTGCTCGATAGCACAAAGTGTCATGACCAAGACACCCTCATCGAACGGCTGGGCCACCCCGGTCAGGTGGCAAGCTGCTTAGTGTAAGAGGTTCAGCACGCTGAGTAAGACTCAGAGGGACAGGTTCGAGACCTGTAGCAGCACGACAGAAAGGAGAAACAAAAATGAAGCTACGGCTTTCTGATTACCAGGACAACACCTACGAAGACACTGACGGCTCGTGCGAGCTGTGCATGTGGACTGGGATGATGGACCACCCTACGTATGAGTTCACCGACAGTTACGGTGGCGTGCATACTGTCGATGGGTGGTACTCAGACTGGGGACACATGAACGTCTACGACGTTAACCTGCCCGTGTTCACAACCTGGCTCCATGATGCTGAATTTAAGGAGCTTGAGGAAGTGGTTGAATACCTCAATGCAGACTATTGCGATGATGACAGGCAATGGGAGAAGTACTTGCACAATATTATTGTCGGTGCTGAGTTCTGCCGGGATGCTGAAGAACTCAATGCTAGTCTCGATTGGGCATTGAAGACTGATACACTGTCCTCGTAACAATAACGACAACCAAGGAGTAACTATGAGCATTGTCGATCTCGCTGTCAAGCTAGGCAAGGCTTTCGAGGGCGCGTACTCGTCCGTCGTCAAGAATGACGAGATGAAGACGACCATCACTCAGGAGGCCCGTACGGATGTCTACACGATCACCACTAAGGATGCTGAGCTGATTGCTCTGCTTGACCAGGGCATTGTCGAGAAGGCTCCTGTGACGATGATTAAGCCTATGACCTATGGTGTCGTCTCGCCCGGCGTTTACACCGTTCCGGGGCATAAGATGGAAGAGATTTTGGAGCAGCGTCCTTTCGACCATCTCTGATTGTCGGCCTGAGACAGCGCGCCTCTGATCTCAGGAATAGGTGACTGAAGGGTTAGTCCTTTCGGGTACCGGCCTTTCACGCGGGTTCAAAATGCGTGGGGACTCATCCCCCTATCGACTAACACTCGGTAGGGGGATGATATTATATGTGGGTAGAGTCACACATTCATTAGTTGTAACCAGCCTGGTCTGTCAGCTACACTAATGTTGTCAGACAGGACAACAACGAAAGGACCAATCAACATGAAGAAGTTTCTTGCGACGACAGGTGTCGCACTCCTGATGCTCACCCCGGCAGCTGCATACGCTGCTGACAACACCCCTGAGATCAAGGCTGAGGTCACGAAGGCTACGTCCTCTTCTCGTCAGACCTCTTCCGAGGTCAACGTCGGTGGCACCTGGGCCGTGGAGAAGCTGGCTGTCGGCCAGTCTTTCACCGTCTCGACGGTGCCGAACGAGGGTAAGGCTCCGTTCGTGTGGAACGCCTCTTTCCCCTTCACGCTCGATGACGGCACTGTCGTTGGTGAGTGTGTGGCTAACGAGGCGACGCTGACCTGCACGGTCAAGGAGGTTCCGGCCTCTTACGCAGACAAGACGGACGTGAAGGGCACCTGGTGGGCGCGTGCTCGCCTTCAGGGTGGTGCGATTGGGACCACTGAAGGCACGATCACCCTGAACGGTGAGGCCGTGAAGAAGCTCGTGTGGGGCGATAAGGAGGGCACCGGAACATGCTCGAACGATTGTGACGGCCCGGCCCATTATGAATATGCCAACCCAGAGAACGTAAAGTTCGGGTGGTCTAACGCTGATGGGACTATCAGCTGGGGCATTAAATGGATTGCTAAGGGTGGTGTCGAGTACACCGTGAAGGACTTTGACGCGAAGCTGGGTACGACCGTGAAGTGCGCGAAGTCGGATACGTGGAACCCGGATACGACCGAGACCGTTACTGCTACGCAGATCGACCCGAATACGATCAAGTTCGTGGCCCCTGAAGGTTCTAAGACCTGTGTAGTCTACCCGCCTGAGCATACTGTCGTTCCCGAGGGCCAGACTTCTGCGACTAACCATGCTGATGTGAATGGTATGAAGCTCGAAGCTACGGCGACGGTTAAGAGCAATGGTGGTACGAATGGTGATGGTTCTGTGAAGCCTACGCCGGAGCCTTCTACGCCTGCCCCTGCACCGGAGCCGAGTGTTACGCCTGCCCCGCAGCCTACGCCTTCTGTGAAGCCGACTCCTGCGCCCTCTGAAGAGCCTACGCCAGCTCCTTCCGAGAAGCCTACTCCGGCTCCTGCACCGTCTGAGAAGCCTTCTCCGGCACCTAGCCCTTCGGATGAGCCGCAGTCTGTGACCCCTACGCCTGCCCCGGCTGTCGTACCAGAACAGGGCAAGCTCGCTAAGACGGGTGCTGCATCTGGGGCTATCGTGATTGCACTTATTGCAATCGGTGGTGGTGCCTTGGCCTGCTACCTCGCCTGGCGTGCCGGTCGATTTGGCAACGACCATATCTGAGTGATACACTAGAAGCCTCCTTCCTAACAGGACAGAGCGCCAGTGCTGTTTAGTGCTGGCGCTCTGTCTTACCCAAAACACAGTGTGGCACAGGTCACACCAGTTTCGCTTGTACCCTGCACTAACACGTATTAATATTGACTGCGTAGAAAGGAGGGACAATGACAGACCCAAGTAAGGTTGTGGAAACGTGGCTCAAGCGAGTTGGCCGCAGCAGCTTTAGTTACTCTGACAGGGCTGCGAAGCAACCAGCTAATGTCAAAAAGTTCAACCCAGTGAAACTAGACGAAACAGCAGAAAAGCTCATTGACAGCATCTACAAATGGTGGTACGGCGAGACTAAGACAAAGCCGCGATTCAATGATGTCGTCATTTGCCTGAGTCAGTACGTGAGCCGGAATAACAATTACGCAAACAAGTTAGTCCCGCACGTGCCGGACCTCAAAGACCTGAACTATATTTGGGACAAAGACTCTCGTATTAGTGTCACAAGCGGCGACCCAGACACATACATGGGCATTAGCCGACAACACATCAACAAATGGTACGAGCACTATAGCGCCCTAGAAACAGACTTCGGCCAACTAGCCGACGAAGTTATCACAGACTGCATTGCAGCACCAAGCACACTGAAGTTTGCTAAAGCCGCTGCACTCATGGTTGTACTCAACGAAAGGAGAACTAATGAGACCAGTACGACAGCACCATAACGATGCTGGTTTCGACCTGTCTACAAAGATGCCGGTGATTATCTATCCCGGTGAAGTTATCCTCGTGAAGACAGGTTACTACCCCGCTAAGTTCGACATTCCTGACGGCTCTGTCGGACTCGTCTTTGCCCGCTCTTCCTTGAGCAAGAAGGGCCTTCTACTCGCTAATGGTGTTGGTGTCATCGACGCTGGTTACGAGGGCGAAGTTCTCGTTCCACTGTGGAACATGAGTAAAGACACCCCTGTCGTTCTCGAAGAACATGAAAGGGTCGCTCAAATTGTCATCGTCAAGCTAGAGGGCACATCCGCTCTCTACGCACAGCCACCTGTCCAAGCCGGTGAGCGTGGTCAAGGTGGTTTTGGTTCGACTGGAAGGTCTATCTGAGAATGAACATCAACGTCTACTCCAAGCCCAATTGCCCGCAGTGTACGGCGACGTACCGCAAGCTGAAGGCGCTTGGACTGCCGTTCAATAGCACCGACGTAACGGAAGACGCAGATGCGCTGGCATTTATCCGCGCACTGGGTTATCAGCAAGCACCTGTCGTCGTTGTGCGTGAAGGTGCGCAAATTAAGGAACACTGGTCTGGGTTCCGACCGGACCTTTTGAAGAAGTATGGGGTGAAAAATGACTAAAATTACTGACCCTGTGAAGCTCGAAGAGGCTCGCGCCCGCATGGCTAAGGCCCGTGCAGCGCGTGGCCCAGAAAAGTACCCACAGGATGTTAAAACCCGTGTTGAGTTCGTCCGTAAGCTCGTGATGAGTCAGTTCAAGGACGCGGGCCTGTCGATCACAAACGACGGAAAGTTGCTAGGTGGGTCTTCTGCACAGTATTACCGCTCTAAGTTGATGAATGGTAGCCTGACGATCAAGGACATGATCTTGCTGGGTGACTACATGCCTATTGACTGGACCCTTATCTTCAAGTCAGTTCGACAGCCGAAGGAGGTTCTGCGCCCGATGGACACCGAGGCAGCAACTATCAACATGGAGTTCAGCGAGCCGGGGGACAACCCCTTTGCAGACTATTTCGTTGATGTAGATGGTGTGTGATGGAAGAAATTAGCTTGCGAGATTTCGGTAAGAGCCTGAGGAAAGAGATTCCAAGTATTGGCTCTACGAAGGTCATTAGGTTTCTGCGCCGTGAAGGATACCTGAAGAAGGGTCGGCATATTAGCGAGCCTACGGAAAAGGCCAAAGGACTGCTTGGTATCTGGCGTGTCTATAAGAACGGTAGAAACTCGCATCCCCAGGTGTATGTCACGAAAGAGGGTATCCAGGTGTTCACTGATATGATTATCTCCGAGTATGAGGACTTCGGTCCTTGGGAGATTAGGAGAAGTTATAGTGACTGACTGGCATAATCTGATCGCTGACTACAACCTGTGGTGCGATAACTACGATGAGGGCCGTAGTCGAGCACTTGACCGTGTTATCGTCCACCACAACGCTGGCAAGGCTATGTCGCATGGTGGTGTCCTTGCAGCGTTTAACCATAATGGCACGTCTGCGCACTACAACGTGGACATTGACGGCAGCACCTCACAGTTCGTCCACGACAAGGACACGGCCTGGCACTGCCCCGGCGTTAACTCGTGTTCGATTGGCATTGAGCACGCTAACTCCACTGGTGCTGAGGGTGGCTGGGACATTGGTGAAGCGACGCTTGATGCCGGTGCGCACCTGACTGCGGCCCTGTGTCGTGCGTATGGTCTTGGTCGTCCGCAGTGGCGTGTCAACGTGTTTCCCCACTCAGACTTCTATTCGACTGCCTGCCCCGCGTCTTTGCGGGATAAGTACGCTGGTGAGTACATGGAGAAGGCTCAGGCGTACTATGACAACCTTGATGCTGAGATCACTCAGTCTGAGGGCTGGGTGTCGCAGAATGGTGGCTGGTGGTACCGCACCTCGGATGGTGGCTGGGAGACTGGCTGGTTCCCTGTGAACGATAAGTGGTTCTATGCCAACGAGAAGGGTTGGTTGCAGGCTGGTTGGCAGCATATCGACGGCCACTGGTACTTCCTGCACGATATGCACGATTCGCGCTACGGCGAGATGGAGACTGGCTGGCAGAAGATCGGTGAAAACTGGTTCCTCCTGAACGACAAGGGCCAGATGCAGACCGGCTGGCAGCTCGTCAAGGGCAAGTGGTACTTCCTTGAGGAAAACGGTGCTATGCGTACCGGGTGGCTGTCGTACAAGGGCAGTGATTACTTCCTTACTAAGGACGGCTCTATGGCTGTCGGCCTCGCTCAGACGCGCCTTGATGGTGCGTGCTCGATTTTCGGTGAGGACGGTAAGTTGCTTGTCGGTAAGCTGGTTGTCGAACAGGACGCTGACGGCATCGTGAAGCTGGTAGAATCTAAGTAACTTCGATTTAGGAGGAACTTTCATGGCTAATGAAGTCTTGACCACTGACCGTACTAAGTGGTACTTGTTGACCCCGGAGCGTCGCAAGGCACTGTACGCAGTGTTTGCGGCTATCGGAATGGTTGGTGTCGCTTACGGCGGTTGGACTGCTGAGAACTGGGAGCAGTGGTCTCAGGTGATCGAACGAGTCCTGTCTGTGATCGGTTTCCTTATCGCAACTGTTCACACTGGCGGTGTTTATACGGCTCCGTCGTATGGCACTCCTGACGCTGAGTGACATAACAACTGAAAACCCCCTTGCTGATGTCAGTGAGGGGGTTTTCGCTATAATGGCCTCATGAAGAAGTTGCTGAGTTCGATGAGCGAGCCGAGGTCGGTAACTGCCGTCATGGTGGTTATCTACACGGCTATCGCTATTACAGGTATTGGGTTCCTTACAAGCTACGACTCTCTGCCGTGGGTGATTAGTCTTGCCGGAGTACTAATGCTCGTATCTGGTGTTTTGGGTGCGCCTTCAGCGTGGCTGGGTTCGTGGTGGTTGGAAGGTCCAGCGGCCTTGACATCTGTCGTTGGCATCATGCTTGTGTCAATTAACGAATTGGTCCTGACTACGGCACATGTGCGTTGGCCGTTGCATGTTATTATTTTGTCAGTAATTATCGCGTTGTTCTTTTTTGCGCGTGCTCTGCGTGTGTGGCCTTACTCGTATCGCCCCGGAGTCCTGCCGAAGAGCAAGCTGGAAGAGGCTGAGGAACGGTACAATAAGACAAGGGAAGAATACTTGTCAACCGTTAGTGAGTAACAAGGAGTTAGCTTATGAACACGGCATTGGTGGGCCTCGTTTGCTCAGCCGTAACCCTTGTTATCAAGGCTATTATTGATCTGTGCATCGACAGATATAAGAAGGCTCAAGAGATTCAAGAAGCCCGTGATGATCTTGAAGCTGATTTGCGTACGCAAGCGTTCCTGTGGAAGGAACACGCTTATGCGGTGCGTGTTGCGGCTGTTCAGGCCGGTGTGAAGGTAGAAGACTTGCCTTCCGTTCCAAAGGAGGACTAATGCTCATTGCCTGGTTTTTGGTTGGTCTCGCTGCTGGCTTGATTGCCGGTGCTGCTTGTACTTACGTGTACTTGGACAACAAGTTTCAGAAGGCTGTGAAGGAGGTGCTTGATGGTATCCAAGACGAACTCGCACGATTTGCTGACGAGTGATGACCCGGAGCTGCGTGGCAAGCGCGACACGGCTTTGTCGCTGCTGAAACGTGGCACGGAGCGTAACAAGATCATTCAGGCGACAGGCTTCACATCTGAAGAGCTGTTCGTCATTGAGCAGTCGTACTACGACAGCCGACAGGAATTGTCGCCCCGTAATATGCGCATCAAGCAGCTTGATCGTCTTGATGCACTTGTTGACATGGCCTACAGCCAGATCGAGATGTTCGGCCTTGCTGACGAGAAAGGCAACTGGGGGCAGAACCTTCAGGCTGTTCTCGCTGTTCTGCGTGAGATTTCCGAGGTCGCTAACCTCAAGCGCCAGACGGTGACTCATGAGATTCGTGTGATCGAAGAGAAGCAAGTAAACATCATGCTGTCGTTTACTAATCAGGTGTTGGAAGAGTACACAGCTCTCATGTACCCGCACCTGTCGGCTGGGGCTAGGAAGGCCTTGGAGACAAACAAGGCTGACTGGTTCTCTCAGGCTGTGTCGAAACCAGCTGCGTTGCTTGAGGCGACTGTAGAAGTTGAGGGTGAGTAATGCTGCCTTTCGGTGCTGTCGCTAAGAAGTTTTCTGATGCCCAGCGTCTTGAAGTGTGGCGTAATAATCCTGCCAAGTGGGCTGAAGACCACGGCCTGTTCATGTGGTCGAAGCAGCGTGAAGTTTCACAGTCTGTTGTTGAACATCAGAAAACCCTTGTGGTTACTGGCAATGGTGTGGGAAAGTCGCGTTTGTCAGCTACCCTTGTCAACTGGTGGGTAGACACTCATCCTGTCGATGACACGACAGTCGTCACGACGGCGACAAACTGGAAACAGGTCCGCAACGTTCTGTGGAAAGAGATTCCTCGTGTCAAGGCCGATGCTGGCATTGGTGGCAAGGTTAACGCTGACGCAACATGGAAGATGGGAGACCGACAAGACCCTATCGCCTTTGGTATGAAGCCAGACGATAAGGACGAGTCTGGTTTCCAAGGTGTCCACGACCAGTACGTGCTAGTGATTATGGACGAGGCGGGGGGTATCTCCAAGGAAATCTTCACCGCTGCGGATGCAATCACGACCAATAAGTATGCACGCATCTTGGCTATTGCTAACCCTAACGACCCGTCGTGTTACATGGCCGAGGTGTTCAAGCGGGAGATGCGCCTGAAGCCTGAAGAGCGCTCGTGGAATATTATTCAGTTCGGTGCGTACGACACACCTAATTTCACGGGTGAGGTCGTACCTGTCGAGGTTGCGACTCGTCTTGTGCAGGTTGACTGGGTTGAGGCGCGTAAGAAGGAATGGGGGGAGGATGACCCTCGTTTCGTCGCACGTGTTCTCGGTGAGTTCCCGGACGTGTCTGACGACGGCCTGTTCAACATGGGCCGTGTCATGCAGTCTATGGAGGCGTACGACACTTCTGAACCTGACGAGGGTATGCCGATCACGATTGGTGTTGACGTTGCTCGTTATGGTTCCGACAGCTCAGTGATCGTATCTAACCAAGGTGGGTACATCCGTATTCATGGGCGTTACCAGGGCTTGAATGGCCCTGAGCTTGCCCGTAAGGTTGGTGAGCTGGCAGTCGAACTCGGGGCTGTCGAGATTCGTATTGACGCTATCGGTGTTGGTACATCCGTTCTCGATAGTATCTACAATTTCGTGCCCGCTGGCATTTCTGTCATTGGTATTCACGGTAACGCGAAGTCTGGTGATAGCACTAAGTGGTACAACTATCGAGCTGCTATGTACGATCAGTTCGCTAAGGCTGTCGCTGATGGTCGTGTCTTCCTGCCCGATGACGATGAGCTGCATAACGAGATCGCGTCAATCAAGTATGAGTATCGCGGTAGTGCCCTGTTGATTGAATCGAAGGAGAATATGCGTAAGCGTGGCATTAAGTCTCCTGACGTTCTCGATGCTGTCATTTACGCGTACCAAAATATCGGAGCGATTATGGCCGGTGATTCAGAAGGTCAGTACTATTCGCCCGATGATCTACTAGAAGAAGATGACCTCTTGGACTTCATGTTCGAGGAAGAGTTGTCTGTATTTCTAGCGTGATAGGATAATTAGCATGAAGTATGAGCAGACATTTCAAGAAGCGCTAGGGTCTTTTTCTGATACCTTAGCGCGTCTCAAGCGAGAAGATGTGGGCTGGTTGCCTTTGTCTGCTGTCGAAGGCCCCGATTCTCTGATCACTCTTGATGTGATTAGGGACCATTCGGCGCGTGCGCGCCGTTTGGCTACTCTTAACCCTATTGTGAAGCGTGGCTTGGTTGTACGTAATGCGTACATGTGGGGTGACCCTGTTGTCTACAAGGGTTCTACTAGACCTTCCCGTAAGGTAATCGAGGAAAACGCGAAGGCTTGTTTCAGTGTGCAGGCGCGTGTTCGTGATGAGCAGTCTTTCAACACTGACGGTTGCGTCATTTATCTTGTGGATAAGGCGACAAAGACTGTTACGCCTGTTCCGTTGATGCGCCTTGCTGGTGTGGCTACTGATGATGTGACAGGTGATGTCGTTGCGCTCCTGATTAACCCTGTCGTAAGTGGTGAGCCTCAGTGGTACATGCTGTGGGACCGTGTGAGCGTGAAGATCACCAAGTCTAACTACAAGGTGAACAAGCGCTTGACGGCTGTGTATGCGACCGTGAATCGCCTTGCTGCTGAACAGTATGGCAAGCCTGATCTCATGAGTGCTATGTCGTATGCGCAGAAGTATAAAGAGCATCTTGAGGTCGCACACCTCATGGAGAAGTCTCTCGCTAAGCTGGCCTTTAAGGCAACGAGTGTTAACTCTAAGCAGCAACAGGCCGTTCAGCAGCGTATGGCCGGTCCTGGTGTCGGTGGTACTGCGAGCATCGGTGCTGGGCAGGATATTCAGGCGATTAACAAGGCTGGCGCTGGGATTGATTTCTCGGCTGGTACGCCTCTTGCGTCTATGGTGTCGGCTGCGCTCGACATCCCTTTGTCGGTGTTGTTGACGGATGGTTCTGCGGGCGGTCGTCAGGGTGCTGAGACTGCGCTTGAAGACCCAACGTTTAAGGCGTTGGAGCTGCGCCGTCAACTCCATATCGACATGTTGAATGAGATTGCTCTGGCTCTTGGCATTAAGGTGCAGATCGAGTACGGTTCGATCAATAATGATCAGACTCACCGCCGTATTCAGTCTTTGACGCTGGCGTTCCAGAATGGTGCTTTGCATCAGGTTGAAATGCGTTCTGGTGTGTTGCAGCTCTTGAAGATTGCTGGTTCTTTGCCGTTGGAGGACTTGCCTGAACTGCCCTCTGAGAATGAGGCTGAGGGTGAAGAAGACTCGGCAGCAAGGGACAACGAGGACGGACGCGCAACGGGTGTAGGCCCGTTGTCTGATGGTACTAACGACAATCGAGATAATGGAGGGACCGATGCCTAAGCTGCATGAGTCCACGAGCGCTGTCGGTACTGAGTCTCTTGGTGAGGGAAAGTACCGAATCAGGATTATCGTGCCCGGCCAGGGTTCTAGCGGTATTTACACCGCTGAGAACTTGGCTGAGTCTGCTCACCTTTTTAAGGCTGGCACGGAAATGTTTATCGACCACCCCACCGAGACTGAAGAGTGGGAGCGCCCTGAGCGTTCTATTCGTGACTATGCTGGTGTATTTTTGGAAGACGCGACGGTTGGTGAGGACGGGGCACTCTACACTGTGTGTAAGGTGTTTTCTGGGGTGAATGAGCTTATCAAGGATAAGTGGGAGCATATTGGTGTTTCCATCAATGCTTGGTGCGACCAGCCAATTGCGGAAACAGGTGTTGTTCCTGTTTTTGCTGGCGTTAGGTCGGTTGACTTTGTTACCGCACCTGGTGCGGGTGGTGGCATTGTTGATCTGCTAGAATCAAATAGGAACAACAATTCTATTAAGGAGGGAACTGTGGACGAAAAGCTGCTTGAGTCCAAGTTCGATGAGCTGAAGGGTGAGATCGCTTCTCTTGTTGAAGCTATCGGCTCTAAGCTAGAGTCTGCTGTGGCCGCGATTCAGGAGGCCAAGGTGGAGGAACCGGCTGAGAAGGTCGAAGAGGCATCTGTCGATGTTGATTCTGTCCTTGAGGCTGGTAAGAAGATTGCCGAGTCGGGTCTGCCCGAGGTGGCTGTCGCCCGTGTTCGTGAGGCTGTGAAGAATGGTGCGGATGTCGAGTCCGCTCTTGAGGCCGAGCGCATGTATCTCAAGGAGGCTGCGGCCTCTACCGCTACCCCTGTTGTCGAAAAGAATGACAACACTTATGGAAAGATTGGTTGGTGAGCATAATGGCAGTTAACGCTATTCGTGTTCCTGTTGTCAACGACAACCAGATTTTTGAATATTCCAAGACTCTCTCCCTCCCTGTCGATACTGCGCAGGCTCATCTTGAGCCGGGCGACGTTGTTGTCATCAACAAGGATAACGGCATTGCGGGTATTCTTCAGTCGAAGGTTCGTCCTATGGCTGACAAGCCCGAACAGCCTCTTGCCGATGTCCTCACGGCTCCTACGTACGGTCTGAATGGTCCCGGCTACGCCTCTGTGCGTGTCGCTGGCGGCGTGTTTGAGCTGGTCGGCAAGTCTGTTGCTGCTGCTAAGGCTGGTGCGCCTGTGTATGCGAAGGCTGCGACGGGTGGTACCACCAAGCCTGAGATCACGACCGTTAAGGCCGGTGCAGATGTTGTTATCGGTTGGCTGAAGGAGCCGCTTGCTGCGTCTGCCAATCCTCAGAAGATGCAGGTCGTTCTTGCACCTGCCAAGAACGCCTGATAGGAGGCAACTAAAGTGCGTTTCAAGAACCAGGAAGAGTTCAACGTCCAGTTGGGTGAGGCCCTTGCAGGCGACCGTCTCGCGCAGGCGCGCCTGAAGGAGGCTGTCACCTCTGATCAGCTGGCACCAATGTTCGTGAAGGCCGCGAACGTTCGTTTCCAGGAGTATTTCGATGCTCATGAGACGATTTGGGACAAGATTGCGACGAAGGAGCTGTTGACGGACTTCCGTCCTGCTTCGCTTCTGTCGCTGAAGCCTGACGCTACTACGGCTCCTATTGACAATGGTGGTTATCAGCACCCTGTGGGCACACTGCCTCATGTGCCGGAGCTGACCCCTTACCCGACCATGTCGTATAGTGCCGATGGTGCGTTTATCACGACTGCCAAGCACGGCGCACGCATCCAGTTCAGCTTCGAGTCGTTTATTAATGACGAGTGGAACGTGATTAGCCGTTTCCCGAAGGATGCTGCTGCTCTCGCTGCGCGTACTGAGGACTTGCTGGTCCTCCTTCAGCTGTTCGACCCCGCTAAGAAGACTCTGCGCGGTGACGTGTTTAACAGCACCAACAATACCGAGTTTAAGGTCGATGGTCTGCCTAATGAGATCACTGGCGGTGCTTCCGGTCTTGGTACAACTGGCAAGAATTACGGGCTGTCGTTCGATGCGATTGTTGCTGCTCGGTTCCAAGCACTTGCTACTCTGCGTGATGGTCATTCGACCTACGTCCCCGAGGGCTTCGTGCTTGTCACTAACCCGGCGCTTGCTGAGGTTGCTAAGGGCTACACTCAGATTAACGAGATTCGTGTTCAGAACGATAAGCGCACCGAGATCAAGGGCAACCCCCTGAAGGACTTGGAGGTCGTTACTTCTGATCTGATTTCCGTCGTTGGTGGCGAGAAGGCGTGGGTTCTTCTTCCGAAGGGTGGTCGTGCTAACGGCAAGACCGTTCTTGCGAAGACTGGTATGCTGGGTCGTGAAGCTCCCGAGCTTCGTATCCACAACAAGACTGGTCAGATGATCGGCGGCGGCGACGTTAACCCCTATGAGGGTTCGTTCGACAACGATGATGTCGAAGTTCGTATCCGACAGATTTCTGGTGCTGGCATCGTCCGCTACGATGGCATCGTCGGTTCGACCGGCAATCCATCAATCTGATCAGTTAGCTGATTAAGCAAGACCCCTGTGGCCCCTTTGGTCACGGGGGTCTTGCTATACTGGTTTTATGAGTGATATTGATTTTTCTTCGCCTGTGGGTCAGGTGCGTGTTCTTATTCCTGATTTGCGTAAGTTGGAGGACTTGCGTGATTTGAGGAACGAGCCACGATATCTTTTCGCGGATGAAGAGATTGAGGCTTTGCTCGCTGTTAACGGTGGGAATGTGAAGCTGGCTGCTGCCGATGCGTGTGACGCTATTGGCATGGATAAGGCTTTGCAGCTGCTTGTCTTGAAGACGGACGACAAGCAGACGGACGGCGCTAAGCTGCTGTCTGCTATTGTTGGTCGTGCTCGCCAGTTGCGCGCGCAGGCGAAGGAAGATGAGGAAAACAGCTTGTGTTTCGATGTTGTGCATCCTTCCTTTGAGCCTGTGGATTGGGCGGTGAACTTCTGATGGGCTTGTCGATTGACCCGAATATCCATCCTCTGTTCATGTATGCCTCGTATTATCCGTTGCAGTTGTTGGCTAATACGAAGGTGAGCATCTTCACTGAGCCGGATACGTTGTCGTATGGCTGGTCTGAAGAGGCTGGTTTGTCGTTTGATTACAACAACCCTATATGGCAGGGTTGGGCGAACATCACACCCAATGTTGACTGGCGTGCCCGAAATCGTGAGTGGGCAGGTACAGTCACAGGTGTTCATGCGTATCGTGTGCAGCTTTTGCATATCGACAAGAATGAGGCTTTGTCACGTGATATGTGGGGCAAGCCGGAGATGCGTGTGTCGTTCGCTGAGGGTATGCGCGTCCGTGTTGAGGAGATGCCAACAGACCCGAGGGTTGAGGGCTTGAAGCTGGTTGTGCGTAACGCTCAGGTTGATACACTGAACTGGCAGGTGACGCTTTTGTGTGATATAGCAACGGGGGAGACTAATGGCTAGGACAAGGAAAACCGTCAAGTTTGACGGGCGCGTTGCTGGCATTAAGGTAACTGTCGATTCTGACCGTTATGGTGCTGCGGCTAAGGCGAAGAAGAAGATCATCGACGCTGCATGGAAGAAGGTTGACGCTGCGGCTAAGGCTGCTGCTATCGCTTCTACTGAGTATGGCCGTGCTTTGATCGCGACAGACCCGCGCCGTGTTGATACTGGCTATATGCGTGATGCTTTCCGTGTTGATGCTTCTAAGGGTGGCAAGGTTGTCGAGATTGGTTGGCATCGGTGGGATAAGGCTAAGCCGTATTATTCGTGGCAGGAGAACGGTACGTATAGTCAGCGTACGACTGGTTATCTTCGTTCTGGCTTGCGTGGTAAGGCGACTGGTGGTGACAAGGGGAAGGGTATTACCCCGGCTAAGTATTTGCCTCGTGTGACGGCTGTGTTCCGTGAAGAGTTTTATGGGAGGCTGAAGTGATAGACCGTACCTTAGAGTTTGACGAGGCTTGCATTGCCTTGTTGAATACGATCAACGGCATTAAGGTTTTCGACTCTTTTTCACGTGATACGAAGGTGCCTCTTTATATTGTGTACCACGGCGGCGCTGAGATTAATCGTCAGTTGGACGAATATGTGTCTTTGGCTGGACATACTCTGGATGTGTACGAGCATCCGTTCACGGTGGACGTGTACGCCGCGAATAAAGACATTCTCAACCGGCTTGTGTCGGTTGTGAAAGAGAAGCTCATTGGTGCTGTATTGATTGAAGGGTCGAATGGTGTCAACATTGCTGCGTCGGTTGGTACTGATAGCGATTTTGATTCTACCCTGCGTCCTGCGGTTTATCAGCACAGTATGAGTTTTTACGTCAACCTAGATAGGGGTGAGTGAATTGCGCGTGCGCAATGTTTTTACCAATATTGTCTGCGACAAGACTGAAGATGAGCTGGCTGTTCTGCCGGACATGTATGAGGTTGTCGATGACAATACGCCGATTACACAGGCCAAGTGTTGCGGCGAGGATGATACCATTGAAGATGACGATATCGTTTCCAACAAGGAGGAAGACTGATGCCCAAGATGCTGTCTCCGAACACCACTATTTGGTGGGTTCCGGCTGATGCTATCACCACTACGGCTGACCTGTTTAAGGCGACGACCTACACGGGTGACACGCCGAAGGCTGTCGATATTTCGTGTGCTATCGCGGCGGGTATGACGCTCGGTGCGACGGACTCGGACACGGATGACTCGCGTACCATTTGTGATTCTGGTAACGCGAAGACCCCGACCATTGCCAACTACGAGGCTTCGCTGACGTTCTTCCGCGAGGCTATCGCGGCTGGACAGAAGGCTGCTGGCAACACGTCTGTCTACGACAAGGCGTTCCAGCTGTTCAAGCGTGGCACCCTTGATGGTATCAAGGAAGGCTACCTGGTCCAGCGTATCGGTTTCCGACAGGGCACCCCTGTCGAAGCTGGTATGGAACTCTCTGCCTTCAAGGTCGTGCCGGATAACCCGAAGGACGAGTTGGGTGACGGCGACAAGCCGATTCAGTTCACCGTCCCCTTCCTTCCGCAGGGCTTCATGGAGTTGAATAAGGCTGTCGCTGCCTGATCAACTCTGATAGAATACCCCCGTGCCCCCGAGGTGCGGGGGTATTCCTTTATCTGATTGGAGTAGACATCATGGCTTTTGAGCTGTCTAAGATTATTTCGTCTATCAAGCCTACGGTTAAGGCTATCGACGTGCCCTTGAATACTGAAGATGCGGAGCGTTTCGCTCAGCTGGTCGAACTGGCTAAGACCGCGCAGATTGCTGAGGCACCGCTGTCTCGTTCGATTACCGACACTGCCCCTGGTGTCGAACTTGAGGAAGAGCTTGAAAAGCTGCGCAAGCAGACGATCACGCTGCGCCTGCGTGCCCTATCAAACAAAGAACTGTACGTCCTGAAGCGCAAGGTCTGGGAAGACCCGTTCTTCTCTACGAAGAACAAGAGCGCTGAGGAAAAGGCTGTTATCGAGATCGAGCGCGAGGACCGTCTGATGGAGTACATCGTGGCTCGTGCCTGTGTCGAGATCATCGACAATGAGACTGGCGAGTCGAAGAACGGTCTGACTGATGACGAGGCTGCGGAGCTGCGTGGTTATCTGCCTGAGTTCTTGTGGCAGCAGATTTGTGCGACGTGGAATGATGCTCAGGAGCTTGGAGCTGTGGTGGCTGAGGCGATTTCTGATCCTACGTTTCGTGGGGACGGAGCTGAGCAAGCCGGAGAATCAGTGGATGATTCTTCTGCTGAAGACGGCGAGAGCGGAGAGTAAGCCTCCGACGCTGTTTACGGGCGCGCACGGCATGTTTGCTCGTGTGGTGCCTGTGTGGATTGGTGATGAGCTTGACTCGGAGCCGATAGATCAAACTGAATACACTAACTTGGATATTGCCTTGGCTGCTGGTTATCAATACTATCTTGATAGTTTGTGTAACAAGTGCGGTACGCCGCTCTGGTATGGTCGTAGTGAGCATAGTGCGATTGAGTTCCATGTGGAGACTTCTACATGTTATTCATGTGCTGAGCTTGATCGACATCGAGAGCACGCGAAGGAAACCAAGCCGGGTGAAAGCACATACACGGTGATGGGCACTGTCGAATACTCGGACGGTACGAAAGAGCCGTTGCCGTCACCTCTTGAAGCGCTTGAGCAAGTTAGGTAGGAAAAGTCCCTGGTATCATTGAAGTGGTATCAGGGACTTTTCTTTTTAGGAGTTAAGGTGGCAGACGAGTCAATCAAGATCGACATTGACGTTAACGCTGCTGGGGCAGATAAGGCGGCACAGAGCATTGGTGCTCTGGAAAAGCAGATTGGTTCGCTTCAGAGTGCTGTCGCTTCTCTGAAGGCACCTTCTGGTCGTGGCGGTACTGTTCTTGATTCTTTGCAGCTTGATAGCTCGAAGGTCAAGAACATGCGTGACTCTGCATCTGCGCTGAAGTCGGTTGCGGATGCACTTGGCTCGTTGAATAAGGCTGCTGGGGACGCAAGTAAGGCTGATCTGTCTGCGGGTGTCGATAGGGCGGTTTCTGCGTATCGACAGTTCATCCGTGAGACTCGCACGATGAACAACCTGAGTAAGGACCATATCGCTAAGCTGAGGGATACTGCCTCGGCTATGCGTGAGGTGGCTTCTGCGTCTAATGCTATGGCTGAGGCTGAGAATAAGGCGAAGAAGGCTCAGGCTCAACTGAATCAGTCGCAGGCGCGTAAGACTGAGGCACAGGCTGAGAAGTTGCGCGCGCAGGCTTCTGTGAAGCGTGAGGATAATGCTATCCCGTTGCAGCAGCAGAAGGGCCGTAACGAGCGGAACCTTGTGAAGGCGAAGGGTGCTGAGGCTACCCGTCTTGCTGAGATTCAAGCGCTCACTGCTTTGGAGCAGGCAGAGATTAGGGCCGCTGCAACGACGGCTTCTGCTGAGGCTAAGCGTGAAGCGGCTGTCGCTAGTGCGTCAGCGCGTATTGGTGCCGCTCGTGAGGCGGAGGTTGCACGTACTGAGCGTGCTCGTATCCGTGAGGAAGAGCTGACTAAGCGCCAGGCGATTCGCTCTGATGCTAGTACCGCCCGCAATAACGCTCGTGCGAGTGAGAAGGCGATTGAGAACGTCCGTTACGCTGCACGCGACATGGCTGTGTACTACGGTGCTATCACGGCTGGCATCGGTCGGGTTGTGTCGTCTGCTGCCCAGGCTGGCATTGCGCAGGAGCGTGCGTTTGCTGACGTGGAGCGTACCGCGCAGGGTACTACGAGGTCTCTTAGTGAACTGAAGAGCGCTTACACTGAGCTTTCGACAACAACTACTACGTCGTTTGCTGATCTGTCGAAGATTGGTACGCTCGGCGCGCAGATGAACATCCCGACGAACAAGTTGAAGGACTTTACGAAGGCTGTCGCTGAGTTCTCTACTGTTACCGGAATGGAAGTCGAGTCTGCTTCTACTGCGTTTGGTCGTTTCGGTGAGATGATGGGCAAGCTGCAAGAGTCGGCACCTGGCAAGGGTGACGGCTACGCGGTCCTGGCTAACCAGATCGCTGATCTTGGTGCGAAGTCGGTTGCGACTGAGCCTGAGATTGCGAACATGGCTGTGTCGATTGCTGCCCAGGGTAAGTCTGCTGGCTTTACACAGAATGAGATTCTTGCTCTGTCGTCTACGTTGTCGTCGCTCGCTATCCCGAAGGAATGGGCGCGCGGCTCGCTTCAGCGTATCTTCAACTCGATCAAAGCCGCTGCCGCTGAGGGTGGCGACAAGATGCACACGTACGCTCAGGCTGTTGGTGTGACTGATGAAGAGTTCCGTAAGCTGTGGCAGGACGACCCGAACAAGGTGTTCCAGGGTATCTTGCAGAATCTTGCAGGTATTGGTGACAAGGTTGAGAAGGCTCAGGCGATTAAGGACTTGGGCTTCAAGAACGTGCGTGACGTTGAATTGCTGTCTCGTATGTCGAACAGCGTCGGCCTGTATGTTGAGCAGTTGAAGGAGGCTGAGAGGGCTTCTAAGGGCACGACGTTCATTGATGAGTCGATGAACGTCATCATGGATACCTTGTCGGCTAAGATTGAGGTTTTCCAGCACGCTTTGCAGAACGCGGGCGCGGCCATGAACTCTAGCTTCATGGTGCCTTTCAAGCTGCTGATTACTCTTGCGACAGGTGTTGTTAACGCTTTCGCTAAGCTGCCAGCACCTATTCAGGCGTTTGTTGGTGCGCTCGCGGCTGTGGCGACAGTGCGTGTTGGCCTTATAGCTGCGAAGGCTGCGGCTGTGTCGATGTCTGCAACGTACTTGCAGATGCAAAACCGCATGTTGCAGGCGACAGGTGCGCAGAAAGCCTCGTGGAGTGTCGTGTGGCAGGCTATCCGGCAGGCTCAGACGGCTACTGTCCAGTATGATTCGGCCCTTGCTGCTAACGTGGGTACGGCTAATGCCGCTGCTGCGGCTAATCAGCGCCTTGCTGCTGCGGATAACATGGTGGCTGCGGCTGCGGGTAAGGCTGCTGCTGCGAAGAGCGCTCAGAACGCTGCTCAAGTGGCTTCTGCTGGCGCGTCTGCTGCGGCTGCGGGTGCTCAGGTTGCGGCTGGTGCCGGTCAGGCTGTGGGTGCGTTGACCAAGCTGTCGTCTGTGGGTTCTGGCTTGATGTCGATGTTCGGCGGGCCGTGGGGTCTTGTCATTTCTGCTGCCCTTACTGCTGTATCTGTCGGCGCTACATACCTTGGTGATGCTTTCCAGGACTCATCGGCTAAGGCTGATGAGTTTAAGAACGCTGTAGGAGGCTCTTCGGCTATTCTGAACGCTTTGGCTCAGGATACGAAGGAAGTCGGCAATGGTACTCAGTCTGGCTTTGTTGAGCTGAACGCTACTATTGAACAGAATGGTGAAGTTCTGACTGCTAACGGTCAGGCGCTCGGTTATTACGTGGATAAGTCCGGTCAGGTTGTTCAGGCTACGCACGAGCAGGCTGCGGCTATGGGTTACTCTACCTTGAAGATTGGTGAGCATACTCAGGCGTTGATTATGGACGCTGTGCAGGGTTCTGATGCGTTTAAGGGCATGTCGAAGGAAACCAAGCAGGCGTTGGTTGATATGGGCTTCTCGTATCAGAAGTACATTAAGCTCGCGTCTACCTCTGAAGCTCAGGGTGGCGGTCAGAAGGCGGCTGATGCTTATGTGAACGGCTATATTGACCAGATTAAGGCTCGTAAGGCTGATGCGGTTAACGCTGTTAACAGTACAATTGTTGACACCGGCACCCTAAACGGTACAAGTGGTGCCAATGCCGCAGCTAACAAGAAGCGCGCTGATGCTGCTCAACCATATAACCAGCAGATTGAAGCTCTGGAAGGCTTGAAGTCGAAGACTGATGGTGTCGGCGGCGCAATGCGTGACGCTCTGAACGACGCTATCCTTTTCGGCCAGGGTGTCGAAGAGACCGGAGATCAGACCGAAGAGGCCGGTCTGAAGATTGGTGACGCGAAGGGCGAGTTTCATAGCATGGCCGAGGCTATTCGCTCTGTACTTGACGAGATGTTCTCATCGACAGACGCGGCTGCTGCTCTCGATTCGTCGTTGCAGCAGGTGTACGAGTCCATGCAGGAGCATGGCACGTCAATGGACCCGAACAGCCCAGACGGCCAAGCGAACATTGCTGCTATCTCGGATTACTTCGAGAAGATGGGTAACGCCGCTGCTGCCGGTATTGAGGAAATGGGTCTGACCGGCGAAGAGGCGTACCAGTACGCGCAGAACTCGATTCAGGACACCATTGACTTCCTTGCTGCGCAGGGCTTCGACATGTCGCAGTTCGAGCAGCAACGAGACACTATGGCCGCGATTATCGCACAACCTTATGAGTCCGGTGAGGTTGACCATAGTGCCACGGATGCGTCACTTGGTCAGATGGTTGATAACGCGGCTCAGGCGGTGTCGCAGGCTCAGGGTTTCCTTGGCAAGGTGCAGGCTATCTGGCAATCGATTCAGGGCTACATGGGTGCTATCGGTAGCTCGAAGTCGAAGACTGGCAAGGGTTCATACACTGCGGGTCAGAAGTCCAAGATTCGTATGCCAACGTTTGCTAATCGTAACAATGGCACGTCGGCGTTTAGTGGTAACAACTTCAAGGCTAAGCCGTCTCGTTCTGGTGGTGGCGGTGGTCGTTCACCTCGTTCTGGTGGAGGCGGTGGCGCAAGCCGAGCAAAGAAGGAAACGAAGACCGCAGCTGAGATTTTCGAGGACTTCCTTAGCCGTCTGAAGTCGGCGCTCGACAAGGCGCTGTCTACTTGGTGGCGCTCGACGACTGCTCAGGACAATTACCGTAAGGGTCTTAACAGCCTGAAGAAGGATGTTGAGGGCACGACGAAGAAGGTTTCTGATCTCCGTAAGGAGAATGAGAAACTTGCGTCGGATATGCGTAAGAACCAGCAGGAGTTGCACGATGCTGAGTTCTTCCACGCTGTCGCCGTGAAGTACGGCGACACTGAGCGCGCGCAGTCTACCCAGGTTGATATTGACGAGGCTAAGCAGAAGATCAACGAAGGCCAGACAAAGATTGCCGATAACGACAAGGAGATTGCAACCCTCCAAGCCGGGCAGTTTGCGCTGAAGGGATACACTGAGGCGGCTATTGCTAATCGTGAGGCTTTGCGGTCGTTGCAGTCTCAGATGATTGGTCTGATTGAGGCGTACGCTGCTGCTGGTCATTCGACCCAGGAGATCGAGGCGTACACGCAATCGCTGAAGCAGCAGTTTATTGACCAGGTTACTCAGCTTGGGTTCAACCAGGGTGAAGTTACTGAGTTGGCTGGGGCTTTTGATAGCTTGACTTCGACTATCGGCCAGGTTCCGCGTGAGGTGAAGGAGCATGTGACTGATAACGGCACTGTCGGTTCGACACAGGATGCTATTGACTCGCTTCACTCTAACGGTGTGGTCGTTCCTGTGGAGCCAAGCCAGCGTGAGATCAATGTCAGGATTCGTTACCAGATTGACGAGGCATCCTATAACGCTGCGCGTCATGCTGCATGGATGAATCCGCTGGGTAGCCAGAACCGCACTGTTCGTACCAAGTCTGGTAGGAACATCGGCACACTCTACACAGGCGGTCTGCTGTCGAGCGCTAACTCTCTGCCTGGTTTCGCGGGTGGTGGCTTGTTGCCTGGTCGTCCTCCGGCTAACCCGAAGGCCGACAACCTTATGGCTACTGACGGCAAGGGCATGTTCCGTGTCCGTAGCGGCGAGTACGTGATTAGCCAGCCCGCTGTCGATTTCTACGGCAAGGGCTTCATGAACGCGCTGAACACGATGCAGGTTCCTGTTTCGGCTGGTGGTGTTTACGCTATGGGTGGTGGTGACGGTCTTGTTACAATTAACCCATCACAGTTTAATCAGTTGGTGAAGGCTGTTTCGACTGCGGTCATGCTTGATGGTCGCGCGATTAGCCAGAGCATCGACAACGGCAATATGAGGACAGGTAATCGTGGTGTCTACTAGGGGTTGCGCAACCCGTGAGGTTTGTTTCGGTGTGGGGGACGACATTATTGAGTGGTTCCCCGCACCGGACGAGTCGCCTGTTTCGACTAATGTCCATTCGGGCGACTCACAGCGCCTTCTGAATGGTCTGTCCTACATGGGTGGTTCTGTGTACGGTGGCAGGCATTATGAGCTGTCGTGGTCGTTCTTGAATCGTGAGCAGGCTAACAAGTTCCGTGAGCTGTTCATGAACAGGACGGGCGAGTGGGTGACGTATCTGGACCCGTTCTCGATGAAGAACGTTTTGTCGCCTTTGATGGGTTTGCCGTACTTGCACTACCATGTTGGTTCACCGTTTGCTTTCAACGATTGGGGTAAGCAAGCACTATTCCCCACGAAGGCTAACAACTCTCAGTCTGGACACCCTGGTGTCGTGCTGAAGGGCGGTGTTCTTCAGACGAATAACAAGTTCCAGCACGAGGTTGATCGCCTGAATGGGCGGCAGGCGTCTCTGGCTTTGTCGAAGGTTGGTCAGTACACTGAGCGTGTTCTTATTCCTGAAGGCCATATGGGCGTGTTTTTGTCATCTGGACCGGAAGACGGTAAGCAGCCGTTCTCGTTCAGGTTCCGTAGTCTTGATGGTCGCAACACTGTTAGTTCTTTTAACAAGAACCAGGTGCGCGCTTTTTACCCAGCTCTGTGGGAGGTGTCGATTATTCCACAGGGTGAGGGTGCTCTCGACTGGGCTATGTTGCAGATCGTGCCCGAGGACACTCACATCGACACAGCTGTTAACCTGTATGAGTTTGCATACCCGTCCGGTGGTGGGAACCTTCAGGTTGTGCCTGGTTCAGCTAGTGTTGTGACTGTGAACAACTATCGCGGTCATTACACCGCATCTGTTACGTTGGAAGAGGTTTACTCGTGGTGATGCAAGCTATCGGGTTTCCCAATAACAAGCTGACTGGTTGGTCTGTCGTTGAGGATGCTGTGTCGCTTGACCGTGATTCAACGACGGGTGGCTTCTCTGAGTATTCGTTGGAGGGTGCTGGTTATGTGGAGGCCGCTGATGTGATGACGAAGGAGATTAGGCTCGACAGCCCTGTCTTTGGCCGTACTCACGCATTTGTCCGGTCAATTACGAACACCCCGTGGTCCTGGTCTGCTACGCTGAATGACCCTTTTTATCGCCTTGACGTATCTGCCGAGGTTAAGCACCTTCAGGCCGTGACGATGGACAAGGTTATTGCGCAGGTGTTTAAGGCTGCGGGTGTCGAGTCTCCAAAGGTGTATGTCGCTAAGCCGACTGCTAATGAACGTAATCCATTTATTACACCTAAGACCACTATTGCAACTAAAACGTACGATTTTGTTGGCGGTAAGGGTAATTTGTGGACTATTCTCAAGAGCTTCTTGTCTGCTAACAATTATCAGATTACGTGGGTTTATGACACGATTGTGCTGTTTGAGAACCACACTGTTCTTACGAGGTTCCAAGGCTCTACTGTAGACTATTCTATTCAGTGGGCTATTGGTGAGCCTTTCTCGCATATTGAGTGTACTTATTACCCACCTGTCGTTCACGCCTCGTCCTCTGATTACAAGTCTGGCAATATTGGTGGTACTCGTCCTACTGTTCCAGGCGAAGATCGCATTAGCCTTATCCACCCACAGCCGTCTAACAACAAGACGACAGTGGAGTCCATTAAGGCTGCTGAGGTTTTGTCAGTCGAGTCTGGCGAGACTAAAGAGTTTGTGCTTGAGATTCAAGGGACGATTGATTACCTGTATTCCCAGCCTGAGTGCGTGATGCCTAACGAGGTTGGCACGGACTTCAATATTAGGACTCGTACTAACAATCAGGTCTACTTCGCCCGGTCTGTGTATTCCGTCGTTGGTAAGGATAACAAGCCGATTACACCCGCTCAGTGGTATGCCGAGGGCGGTTCTCTTCACATCGAGAAGGGTGACGAGGCGAACCAGATCAAAGTGACTGTGACGGGCATGTCGAATGAGCGTCTAGCCCCTTACCGTATTGCCGAGTCGGATGGTCAGACTGACTACAGCACACTGCGTATTTACGGGCACGCTTACCTGTGTGATCAGGAGACGTTGACGTTCTACACAGGCTACCCATACAAGACGGATGCTGTGAAGATCGACAGCATGAACCTAACGACTAAGACCCAGGCGTATGAGGCTTGTGTGTATAAGGCTCAGAGTGCGTTTGGCTATTCTGCTGAGATGGATTGGACTGGCACTGTTCCAATGCACGAGTCATACACGGATGTCGTGTATGACTTCGAGCGTGAACCTGTGTACTTGTCCGATGTCGATGCTTTTACGGGTGCGCCCCTACCAGAGAAGGCTGCTGAGAAGTGGCCGAAAGGTACGACCATGAAGAAGATCATGGACGACTTGTTGGAGTTCACGAAGAACAAGCCTGTGGTGTCGAATCAGCAGGTGTTTGGCCGCATTGCTGGGACGACAGCGGTGTATGACCGCTTTACGTGGCATATCAAGTCAGCTTCGTATGATGAGTCGAGTGTGAAAGCCTCTTGTGAAGCGCTTACTCAGGTGTCGGATGTTGCTACAATATTCGATAGGCCACGGGTTGCGGATTATCCTCTTGAGGCTGGTATTACGCTTCGAGAGTTGACGTTGAAAGGAGTGACGCATAATGAAGCACAATCTGCCGACCCCATCCCAGGCATGGGGAAGTGACATCGACAGGCGCGTAGCGTATCTTGAGAATGACATGACCTTGATGAAGAGCAAGGTTAGTAATTCTTATGATGCTGTTAGTGCCTTGACTTCGACACGTGCTGCTAACGGTGTTGCCCAGCCGTTCTACCATGAACTGTTCATTGAACAGCCAGGTGCAAGGCCCGGTATTGGTGCGTATGAGGACTTGTGGACACTGCCCCTTGACTGGGGTTATTCTGGTTCGTTCATGCAGTTGTCAATCACAGGTTATCTCTACTTGCCAACGAAGGAGATTGACCTTTCTAACTACACGCACCCCCAGGCTGTCGTTGGTGTGCGCGATAACCAGATGCGTGAGCGAAAACTTGTTAGCCACGCTAACTCGATTTTCGAGCGTCAGAATAATTCAACTCGCTACGCATTGTCTTGTTCGTTGTCGTTTACGATGGTTGTTGATTTCGATAACTTCCAGTATGGCTATGCGTTTATTGGGTTTCAGGGGTTGCTTGGACAGCCTGGTTACATTGACAATTACAATGGGCGGGCACACTTGTCTGTCCAACTCTCGGGAGTGAGGTACTAACATGGGTACGATTAACGATCAGGGCATCTGGAATTACAGCGACAGCGATATTGTGCAGTCGTGGCCGGTGTTTATGAATCTCGGTTTCAACTCCGTATCGGATGTTGTGAAGGGTCTGCAAAAGGGCCGTGTCATTATTGCGAATAATGCGAGTGATTACGACACTAAGCTGGCCGCTATTCGTAAGGCTAGTGCGGGACAGTTCGATGTGTTGATTTACCGTAAGGACACCGGCGAGTTCCTTGTCAACACTAACGGACAGTTGACGAAGGTCAGCGGTGGTGATATTGAAGTCGATTACGTTAACGACAACCGCGCCTTTGGTACGTGGTACCGCTATGGTGTGAATGGCGCTAATGCGCAGATTAGCCAGAACATTATGCTGCCAAAGAAGGGTGTTTGGCTGATCACGCCACATATCACGATTTCTAATGACTCTACAGCCGGTGCGGCCAACGCGAACATCGACCTCTTCTGCTCTGTCGCAGGTGCCCCGCACAAGAACGTCGGTGCTATGAATACGTACAACCAGCCAAGTTGTTTCTTGTTCACAGGTAGCCCTATCCCGTACTATGCCAACACGCCTAACAAGAGCGTTGCGGTTGCTGTCAAGATCGCTTGTTCGACAGGCGCTAACGTCGGTTGGGGTGGCCTGGTAGTTGGTGCCGCAAAGATCGGTTGATGTGCTATACTAGTCGGTGACAATTATTCACCTCCGTGTGAGTGTTGTTGGGTGTGAGGCACAGAAAACCCCTCTGCTAGTTCTCCTTTCCTAGCAGAGGGGTTTTCGCTATCTAGGCCACCCGTTGTCGAGTGTCCACTTGTGTTTCAGCTCATGAACAAGGTAGTACACGAGGTGTCGAAATGCATCACGGACATCGTTTGCGTCCTTGTAGCTCACATCTTTCCCTGTGAGCCACCACCCTAGGTTCTTCAGTGTCGCGTCCTTGACCAGGCCCTTGGCCTGTGCTGGTGTCTGGTAGTGGATGTCATCGACAAACCAGTCAAGGATTGCGTTGACCTTCACTGGGGTAAGGTCTGCTGTGAACTTGTTGGACGGGCGAAGGTCGAACTGTTCAGCAACGACAGTAGCCTGCGGGTACTCGTCAAGGTAGTGCTTGATGAGTTCCGCTGTCTCAGTGTGTGTCGCGCAGATAAACTGGTCGAAGTGTAGAATCTCCACTTCTTCTTCAACACGTGCCACAACGAGGCCGGTGTTCACACCGGGGTCAATTGCTATTACTGTCGTCGTCATTATCTTCCTCCATCCAGTTTTCGGTGATGACTGCATATCCGGTACCCATGAGCCTGTTTCGGCCTGTCGGTGAGAGGCCACCAAAAATACCAGAGCGGAACTTTTTACCGTCGATTGGTGTCTCTTCAGCTATCAGACAGTCTTGAAGGCATTGTTCCTTGACAGGGCACTCATTACAAAAAGCCCTCACAACTGTTTCGTAGAGTGTTGGGTCGTAAAACCATTCAGTTGGTGCTCCACTACAGGGTGCCTGCTTGTAGTCTGTCACACTTCCTCCCAGTTGTTGCCAACTTCTGCTTCAGCGGCAAACGGTACGCGGTTAAAAACCAGTGTCGCTGCCTGAGCCATTTCGCGCTCCATCATCTTGGAGCACTCTTCGATGGTTTCTTCCGGGCACTCGACATAGGTAGCGTCATGAACGAGGCCAATCAGCTTAGCACCGTATTGTCCTACCTGTTCGTTGGTCTTGATTGCTGCGTTAAGGCAGATGTCGTTTGCAGTTGACTGTGGAACAAATGCAAGTGCTTCGTTCTGCGTCGAACTGTAGTTGTTATCCGACACGAACAGAGGGTTGAAGGTAAGGCCGAACTTGGTTTTACGTTCGTTGTCCTCTTCCTTCCGTCCGACACTGTGGCGTACTCGTGCCTGCCAGTCCCGAAGTCCTGGGTAGGCACCAAGGTATTGATCAACAACATGTTGTGCAACTTCAATTGGCTGTTCAAGGGCTGTCGCAATAGCAGCCACACCACGACCATAGTTGAGGCCGTACACCACACTCTTGACCAGTGCGCGCCTGTTCTTAGCAGTCTTTGGCTGTTCGTGCTTGAAAGCCTCGTATGCTTCGATTGTCGGGAACTCTTCAGGCCAGATTTTCGTCATCAGGTCATCGAAGAAGTCAGGCGCACCCGGCTGGAAGGCAGCAATCATGGCCTCGTCGTCTGCAAGCTCAGCGACAGTGCGCAACTCTGCCTGAGAGTAGTCACATGAGATGATCTTGCACCCAGGCTCAGCGACAAGGGCGCGCTTAATGCCACTGTCGCGTCCCATCGTCTGAATCGCCGGACCTTTAGCCGACAGGCGACCAGTCTTAGCACCGTGAGGCAGGTAGTACGGGTGGATACGTCCATCCTCACCGACCTTACGCCGCACGTTAGCAATGAAGCTCCCAATCACCTTAGCGGCGTAGCGGTACTCAAGCAGAGCGTCGATAAACTCGACCTCCTTACCTTCGCGTCGTAGCTTCTTCAGGTGATCTGAGTCGAACGACGGGGACGATACACCTTTAGAAGTGAAGTAGTCCTTGATCTGCTTCGGTGACTGGGGGTTGAAGTCCTCACCTGCGTGTTCACGTAGCGTCACAAGCGCCTTGTCGCACTGTTCTTGGTACTTCTTCTCAAGCTCGTCAAGAGCATCGAGTGAGACTGCAACGCCGTTCATCTGCACATCGTTGAGAACCTTCGTGACTTGCATACGGTAGCGGTAATAGTCATACTTTCCGCTGTTCTTGAGCATCGGAAGGAAGTATTCGTACAGTTTGTGGGTCCATACAACGTCCATCAAGTTGTACTCATAGAGCTTTTCGCGGGGAATGTTCTCGAAGTACGCTCCACCCTTCAGGTAGGACTTAGCATCAGAGTCCCAGTCTTCAGCACGCAACCAGCGGCGAGCGAGAGGCTTCAAGCCATGCTCACCGGCCAGGTTGTCGAGCACGAAGTGCATGAGCAGCGTGTCCTCATGATGGTACACGCGGATGCCAAGACGAGCCGACAGGTAGGGCATATCGAACGTGCCGTTGTGACAGATGACAGTGCAGGTGTCGCACAGACGCTTGATAAGGTCTGCTGCTTTGTCGGTCTCAGCAAGCTCTTCAGGGATGACGACACCGAACTTGCCATTCCACAGGGCGATAGAGAGGATACGGCCAGCAGCAAAAGTGTCTTCGTCAATGTCGCCCGCCGATTCGATGTCGAGTGCAATCAGTGTGCCCGGCTTGAACGTGATGTCCTCGCCCTCCCAGATCACCCAATCTTCGCCTTGCTTCAGACCAAGCTGCTCCGCACCAAGGTAGGCATACTGCAACGCCTGAGCCAGGAACAGACCAGCTTGTGGGTTAGTGACAATCTGCTTAGGTGAGAGCGTCTTGTACGCATTACCCTTGTAGCCCTTGACCGTGCCGAGAGTAATCTTGATGTCCTCATCGTTCACGTCATCAGTGATTTCGACGTGCATGTCTTGTGACAGACCAGACACCACTAGCGCACGCCTCAGAAGAATCTGTGCAAGAACTGGCAGCTTGTCGCAATCTTCAGTCAGAATCTTCATACTCGCCCTCCCGTGTACTTAATGAATCGTTCGTTATTTGTTTTCCCCTTCACGACTTCTTGGATAACTCCACGCGCCTGAGCATACGTAATGATTTCCTTCAGTTCACGCATACCGCTGATTTCAGACTGGAACTTCAGCATGAGTTTCGGAATCGAAACCATGCCGTTGTCGGTGCGCGCAACGAAGTTAATGAGCTTGTCCACCTTGTTGCTGAAGTTGCTGTTCTTCACGTGGTGGATGAACACCTCGTTAGAAGACAGCCAGATAGACGCAAGCGAGATAGCCTTGAGCATTTCCCGCATTGTGACAACGACGGTGCCCTTTGTCGTCGGCCCGTTATACATAGCGAGCAGCGCAGAAATGCGGAGCACAGAGAACGTCATACGCTCAGTGCCGGGAAACAACTCACGGCTATTCAGCATGTGTCGCTCAGCCAGCACCTTGGCCTCTTCCGAGAACTCAATCCACCGCTCGAACACACCCGGCTCAAACTCGACAGGGATACGGACTTCCTCATTCTCCATGCGTTGCGCACGGCGAGCGTTGAAAGCCACATCGAACTTGGTCATAGACTTGATAAGGTTCGACAGCATGAAGTCACGCTGCTTGTCCTCAATCTTGCCTGTTGATGCGCTCACTTGCACGAGCTTCACATCCTGAGACGAGGTGATGTACTTGTCTCGGTCATCAATAACGACAAGACAACGGGGCGTGAAGCCGGACTCCACCTTCTCGGTCGTCAGGTGCTTCGCGGCCTGGTCAAGAATACCTGTCCCGTAAAACGTCATGTAGTACGGGGTCGCAGTCTGGTACGCAACCTTGCCTCCCTTGTCTTTACGTGCGACAGCTGGAATGTAGCCGTCGTAAGACTTGGTGAGGAACGGCATCATAGATGCCATGTAGCTACCCTTCTGGGCGGCGTGTGCAAAGAAATCCTGTACCTCGTCAATAGCGAACAGACCAGACTCTTTCGGCTTGGTCCGCAGGTACGCGGAGAGTGCTTCACCTGTCGAATCTTCAGGCGCAATGAAAGCGTCAGGCCCCTTGCCGATGCCGACAGCCACGTCTCGCATCATGGACTCAGCGAGGCGAAGTGACGTGGACTTTCGGGACTGTGTAGTACGTCCCAGAACCAGGAAGTACAGATTCAATGGCATCTTCTGCACATTAGTAGGAAGGAAGGCGTACTTAGCAAACATGGACGACAGGATAGCGAGAGCGCCCGCGTAGTGGAACTGCTTAGGGGCCATTGCAGACTTGGTTGATGCCCATGCTGCGAACTGGTCAACAAAAAGGCCCATCGGTTCTTCCTCGTCCCCGTGTAGGAAGTCAACATCCTGCAACGACAGCTCACGCGATTCACTCAGGAGGTAGGACGAGCCGATACGGGTTGTCGCTTCAAGATCGTTTTCCGTGGGGCCGTTGTGTTCTGCCTTCCAACGTGCGTAGTCGCGGTTAATCTGCTTCCATAGGTAGCCGTCGCCGCGTCCGTCTTGCTCAAACTTGTTGAACTCAGTGGCACGCACAACGGCAAATGCTTCAACAATTGAACAACCTTCTTCCCAGAGAGCACACTGAAGATGGTACATCTTCGAGCTACGGTCCTCTTCGGTGTTGAAAGAGTCGTCCGTAGCCAGGTCCGTAATGTAGCTACGGTTCACCATGCCTAGTACCTCAAACATGCTAGGGATGTCAGTGGGGAAGTCTTCTTCCTCAATGCCCATACGTTCGACAGGTGGGTACTCAGCCGCGAACTCAGCTGCGGTGATAGGCTCGTCGTTCACCCCAAGGGTAATCTCCCAGGGCTTCACCTTCTTGAGGTTGTGCGTGAAGGGGACGCGGAGCTTCTTCGACAGGGGCCAGCCTCGGTCCATGCCGTCGTTCTTGTGTGCTTCGTAGAGTCCTCGTGAGAGTGCTTCGAGCATGTCATTGGACAGGTCGGCGGCATCTTCAAGTAGCCAGTATCCTTGCCAGTGCTTCTCGCTGGTCTGGACGGTGATAGAGGGCTTAACCTTCAGCTTGTCGAGGGGGCAGTCGTCGCCGTCTGCCCAGACGCACGCTGCCTTGGTCACGTTGTCTTTGGCTGCGTGCCTCGTGTTCGACAGTGCCGGTGGCTTGGTGTAGAGAAAGGGGCTGTAGTACACGTCCAGATCAGCGTTAGCCTCGGCGTATGCCACCATTTTATCGAGCTGCGCTGGCAGCTCAAACCACCGGAAGTTAGTCAGACCGCCCATCGGACCCTTGAGGATGATGGGGGTCCAGCCTTCACCGTCTGGGAGGACTGCTTGGAAGAACTCTTTAAGGTTCATTGCTCTCCTTTCTGCTTGTATATAGTACGGCGGGCCGTACCCTGGTGTCAAGATACGGCCCGCCGAAGATGGTCACAGCTCGATACGGCTGGCCTTAGACTTCTTCTTGGTCTTGGCCTCGTCCCACTCAACCTTCTTGATGTTGTTGCGCTTGCTGACCTGCCCATTGTATTCGCTGTCTTCGACATCGACAGTGATCGTTGCGGTCTTACCAACGATGTCTCGTTCGACCTGGTAGTAGTACTCACCAGTACGAGCGGTTGGCTCTTCAGGCCAGGCGTTACCCGACGCAGTGCAGAAGGCTGGGAGGTCCCAGTGGAGACCCTTCTTTGTCTGAAGCACCAGCCAGTAACGAATCTGTCGGGATGCGTGGTCGCCCTCGCTGACAACGAAGTCCACCGTGTACATAGGCTTGCCAGCCTTGGACTCTCCAAGCTCACAGGCATCGACAGTCACCTTGTACTGACCCTCGGGCAGCGGCTCAAAGCTAAGGGACTCGGCAACGTCCAGGTTCATAAGCTCGTCAAAGTTAATCATGGTCAGTTCTCCTTCTTGTCAGTGTTGTAATCTTCGATGGTTTCAGGTAGCCACCCGAGGGCGGCAGTTCGCTTGTAAGTAACGATTGCGTCGGGTTGTGGGAACTTCCCGGTGTTGATGCGGTACAGGATGGTCGTTCGACCAACCCCCGTGCGCTCAGACGCATCATTAATAGAGAGGTACCTAGTCGTCATTTTCTTCCTTTACTCCCTGTGTTTCACAATGCTCATGGACCCAACCCATGATCTTCTCCATTGTCGTGTTTCCAGACATGGACGGCATCGGGTCGAATCGCGTCTTTGCCAGCACTTCAGACGAAGACCGGACAGTCATGACTGTGACCAGCTCTTCATTGTCATCGTCTCCAACATCCTCCCACGTCATGCGGGCGATAATATCGAAGATTCCGGGCAGCTTCTTGAAGCTCTGTTTGCCCTCAAACGAGGGGCCAATCAGCGACAGTCGGGACACATCGTTCACTTCGCGCGCCTCGTGCGTGATGCAGATGATGTTCAGGCCCATGTCGAAACTGATCTTGTTGACCAGATCAATGATCTTCTCGTAGGTAGCATCCCACATGGCAAAGCTGTCATTGGGTTTCGTGGCCTTGAAGTGGAACTTGATAAGCTCCTGAAGCCGGTCAACCGTATCGATGACGATAGTCTTGAACGGCATGTCCTTCTTCTTGCTAATCTCGACAAGGAGTTCAGCAAACTTCTGGTAGGTCGCTGGCTGAACGACAAGCATGTTGTCCAGGTCGCCGTACTTGGCAGCCGGTGCGGTACCGCGCTCCAAGTCAATGTAGAGGACCGGCCCCAGCTCTTCAACCTTTGAGGCCGAAACTGCGAGCGAAGTCTTCCCGGTTCCCGACATGCCGTAGATCAGCATCTTGATCTTAGGGGTGGTGATACGGGGGTCAGACACTTCGATATCGATTCCCTTGAGGAACGAGTCGAACTTTCCCATGTTTCTCCTTTCTTTTAGCGCTTGAAAGCGCAGAAATAACATCCGGAATGGCTGTCGAGTTCTCCCAGGTTGTCCGGGTTGTTGGTGGCCCACTTGAAAATCTCGTTGGCACGTTCCAGGACAGCCAGGGCGGCTTCTCGGTTGTACTTGAAGCACAACTCGTGAGTTGCCGTTGTGACAGATTCTATCGTAGCATCCCTGGGAAACAAAATCAGGGAAGTGTGATTTACCTCATACCCAGCGTTCTCCATGCCCAGACCATACAACTGCATCTGGTAATAGTATTTTTTGAGCTGGCCTTCGGTCATCGAGTCCGAATAGAACTCAGGGTTGCGGTCCTCATCGAAGAACGTTGCAGACGAGAAAGCCTTGATCCTCTTCTTCGACAAGACCTTGTAATCAACAACATGTCCGCTCCTAAAATCAAACCCGTCAGCAGTCCCACGAATCGCTCCATACCCTTCAATCTCGCCAACTGTTACCTTTGTTTCCTTCAGGTAATCTTCCAGCCCCAGTGTCGTCTCAAGGTACAAGTGGAAAGCCGTCCCAATCATCGGGGCAAGGGGGTAGTTCTTCTCTTCCTGGTGGACTCCCAGCAGCTTTTCTGCCAGGCAACGCTCACATAGGTCTCCCAACTCAGACGGGCCAACCTTACGTTGCTTGTCGCGTTCCGAGGGCTTAGTCAGCTCCCGGATAATGTTGTCGTAGATTTCACTCATTCTTTGCCCATTCCTTGTACTGCTCTTCCTTCATGACATGAAGGTTCCAAGCGTAATAATGGCAGTCATCTAGTGGCGATTCAATGAAAACCAGAAAGTCGCCTTCCTCAACGACCTTCCACATCTCACGTGTCCCGAAGAGTGGGATACACGAAGTGTGGCGCACGATCTTATTCGAGCCAGAATTAACCCCCCATCTCGTCCTACTAACCTTGTCCCGTTCAATGTCAGTAAACATAAAATCGGATGGAACCTGGAGGACCAGCTTATTCTTCGCCACGATGAACTCCCTTCGACAGGCCGCTCAGGAGAGCTGTCGCCTCGCTGGAATTGTTGTAGTCCCCCAGGTAGACAACCTCCACGATCTCAGGACATGACGAGATAAGGTGAGCACAACCCTGGCATGGGTAGTGAGTCACGTAAAGCGTGTACTCGCTCCCGTGTTCTGTCATCTTCCTAATCGCGTTACGTTCCGCGTGAACAGTGTTCACACAGTGGTTGTCCACAATCCGGTGCCCGCCCGTGTCGCACGGCTCCAAGCCGTGCGGTGTTTCGTTGAACGCGCTCGACACCACCTGTCCCGTCGCACGATCAACAATCACGCACCCCACATGGGCACGGTCGCACCGTGACTTAGCGGCCTCATCCCGCGCCGCTTGAATGTACTCTCTCATCGAGAAAGAATCTCCCGCTGTTCATCAGTCAGATTATTAGCCCACAGCAGCACCTTACGGGCAAAGTCCGACAGACCACCGTTATCATTCAGCAGTCCCGGAATAGCCTTCTTACGGTAGTCACTGAAGGCGAAACGATCACCATCCACGTACCGCAGCAGACGACACAGCACCGAGTTACGAGACACCACGTAGTTACCGTCCGCGTCTTCCACGAGACCCAGGAGAACAGTACCGTTCAGACGGTCAGTGTAGTAGTGGTGCTCACCAATCGAGAGATCGTCCCGGTCAAAACCGCACTCACCTGCAACAGGGTCGGTCCACATGATCGACAGGTCCAGCGGGCGCGCTGCCTTGATGTCGATCTGTGCCGAGGTCATCTCCCGCGCATTGCACTTCAGGTCATCGACGGAAGGCACGATAAACACACGGTTGTCGAACGGGTCAATGACAACCATCTCATCTTTAGCGGACCACCACTGAGCGCACACGGTGCCCCTGTCGTTGAGCAGGGCAAGCCGTCCGTTAGGCAGCGTGCCAGTACCCAGGACTGCGCCGCTAGGCGTAGTGACCAGACCGTCTTCAATGTCAAGATACTGTCGCTTGACGTAACGGGTGGGAAGATTCTCCCAACCAAAACCAAGCGGGGGTGCGTAAATATCACGAATCGTTACGGGCAATGTCTTCTCCCTTTTCATAGTAATGCAGTTCGACAATAGGAACGTACTGTCGAGTTGGATAGTTAAGCCTGTCAGTCACATAGTAGTTCACGAAGTCAAAACCAATCATCACGGTACGCGACGTGAATAAACGCTCTTCGCCCGTGCTTGGGTACCACAGGTGAATCTGCTGTTCGTCGGTAAACGACACACCATTGGTGGTGCTTTCCTTTTCCGTACGCTCGTTCAGTGACACGTAAGTCTCCCATTTAGGGTTAAGCATGTGGATACACACAACACTCCCATCCGTGAAGCGGATATAGGCATCCTTGTCTTCAAGCCAGTGTTCTTCTACTGACTTCTTCAGGAGGTTGGCTACCGTCTTGTGGTTGAACTGGATAATCTGCATGGCTCAGAACCACTTACTTGCCTTGTAGAGTGCAACACCTGCAACGATAAGTGCAATGACTGCCACAATAACCATTAGGGCAACGTATCCCACGAACGCCCACACAACCCACATAAACGCAGCGGGGAACCAGATGCCCGTTACGGCGAATAGGATACAGAAAATAAAGTAGACAGTCGAAGAAACGTCGAAGCTATGGTTGTTGTCAGACATGATATGTCTCCCTTCAGTTGGTTTGTTGTTTTTGTTTTCAGATAAGGCCGGATGCCTTCAGCCTGTCGAAACGCTCCTGCAAGCGTCCCAGCACGCGATCATCCACCGTGTCAGTCGCCTGAATCAGGAAACGGTTAACAGCCGTAGTCTGGCCCTGTCGGTTAAGCCGACCCGTCGCCTGTTCGTTAATCACAAGGCTGTTAGACTGGCTCAGCCAAATCTCAGTATGGCACACGCGCTGAAGGCCGTCAACCCCTTCAGACATGGCCTCGTGCTGAGCGACAATGACGCGCACGTCACCATTAATCATGGCATGGAAGTCACCACGCGACTTACCAGAAACTTCAATGGCCTTGATCCCAGCCTTCTTCAGACGGTACAGCGCCGCCTTAATGAACTTCTGGCTATGCACCCACACGACGACAGGCTCATCTTCTGGCAGGTCCGCAATAATATCCATCATTGCATCCAACTTGGAAGACTTACAATCTTCCTTGTAATCGACAGTCCCATCCTCATTAAATGAGGGGACTCCCAGTGTCATCTGTCGCAGACGCAGGTCAAGTTCCATCGGGATAGACAGTGCCAGGGGCTTGTCGTCAAGGTACGTGAGTGCGTCTTTTTCAAGCTGCGCGTACAGTTTGCGCTGTTCGCGTGACAGTTCCACTTCCACACGGTGAATAATCACACCGGGCAGCTCAGGGTTAGCCTCGGCCTGAGACACCTCGTGATAGGACGGCGCTCCACGACGGACCATACCCGGCGAGCGTTCTCCCGTGTACGTCTTCCCGAAAGAACTGAACGGGTTGGACTCTTCCTTGAAGAACTTGCCACAAAAATCCCAGTAACCACCGTAATGGTTAGGCCAAAGAAACTTGAGCGCGGCCCAGATATTACACGGCTTATTCCCAGCGGGCGTTGCCGACAGTGCAAGGCGATACTGTGCCTGAATGTGTCGAGCAACGTCAAAGTTGAGCGACGAGTGGTTGCACGCACGATGCCATTCATCCGCAATAACCATGCCGAAATTGACACCGTAGAACGGCTTAGCCATTGACTTGAAGACGTACTTTTTCGCGCGCCCGTCCCACCGCTTTTCTTTATTACGGGACCGCATCAGCTCCCACGTAATAAAGTACACGCCGGGTACACTGTTTTCCAGATCGTCCCACACTGCAAGCGCGGCCTTGGTTTTCTTACCAGACAGCGTGCGCATGTCAATTCCGGCAAGCGTCTTCCAGTGCGAGCGCCAGCCTGACTCAGTACGGACAGGGGCGACAATGAGAATAATCTGCTCCCCGATAGTGCTACCGAAAGCATTAAGCGCGTTCCACACGCTCATTGCCGTCTTGCCCGTACCAAGGCCCGCGCCTACCAGTCCCGTGTACGGCGTTTTGCTGTTTGCCAGTCCTTCCAGTACACGTTCCTGGTAGTGGCGCGGTGCAAAGGTCATTTACTTAATCTCCCAAGTAATCGTATGTGTAGTTTCTTCCCAGCCACAGTAGATCATTGCGTTGAGAACAACTTGTGCCCCTAGCTTGTCGAACATTTCCTGAACGTCGCGTTGCATGTCAGAGTTGAGATAGCGCTTGTACCCGTAGTAGTCGTCTTTGCCAATATAGGCGAGAATACTCATACTATCCCCGTACAACTCAGCGCAGATATAATAATCGCCCGCGTTCAACAGGTCAACTACCTTACTGTCCCACTTGTTAGTAAGCTCATGGATAGCATCTTCCACCGCGCGCATACAAGCGTCGCTATACATCTTAGTCAATTCTTCAAGATTCATTAGTTAGCCTCCCTAATCATTTTGACCTGTTCCTTGGTAAGACGGGCGAGAATACGCGGTCCCGCAATGACACCGATACCCATATCAAAGTCATGCGACACAACGATACCTGTCCCGTCTGTCAACACTTGAATATAAGCATTGTCCATTAGTTAGTCCCCCAATACCTTGTTGACTCGTGCCTTCAGTGATGCAAGCTCCCCATCCCTGAGATAAAGCTCAAGTGCATCCTCATGGTATTCAGCGTAAATGTCAGTGACCTTAATTCCGGTCGAACAGTCGAGGACAGAATATACTTCCCCGTCGTCCCACATGTTGAGATAGTTCAGCCATTCTTCAGCGCTCCCTAGCCGCTTATTGACCGCTAGAATCTGCCCGTATGACTCAATAAAGTCATAGTCCTCCCACCCATCAACGCACTTGAAGTGTGAGCACAGTTCACCCTTGAACAACTTAGCGTATTCTCCCACGTTGGCAGGTGTTTCATCATGCACTGCAATATACCTACCAAGCGTCTTGAACACGGGGTTATCGGACCTCATAAAGTCGTCGCAGTCCCCAATAAACAGATAAGGCTCATCTGCCATATCTATAGGTTCCGTGGTTCCCAGCACTGGTTCCACAATATACGTGTTGCCCGTGTCAGCGTCTTGGAAGATAGTAATCTCGCCGGTTTCAGACAGTGTGTTGATATTCATTAGTCAAGCTCCCTCGCAATAGTAGTGGCGTAGAAAACACCGTCACGGACAATACCCTCCGCATAGACAGTTTCATACAGTGAGTCACGGTCAAACATAGCAACCACGTCGGACGGCAATTCATTGTCGCCGGGCAGGACGACACACTGTTCGTAGTCTTGCATCCAGACAAACATTCCGTCTTGCGGGTTGTCGTCATAGCCGAGGTAGCCGTCTTCCTCAAAACGCCATTCCAGCCAGTCAGAGAACAGGCCCTTCTCGTCCCAATACTCCCAAGCGTTGTAACAGTCTTCCTCCGAGTCCTTGCTACGTCGGTATCCGTCAATCTCATTGGCGTTAAATGATTCAGCAAAAACATCGCTATCTAGTTCGCGCTGGTTGAACGTGTCACCATCTACGTACTCACTAAACATTTTGATTACTCACTTTCGATATAAATTGACATGCCGTTGGGCAGTTCTACCTCGGCTCCCACGCCAAGGTTGTTGTGGATAATCTCAGCGGCCCGCATCTGTCGTACCGCTTCAAGCCACATGGTTGAATATTCTTGCAGTTCTTGTTCTTCAAGGGAACGGGCGACGGCTTCCACCTGTTCGACAGTGTATCCACCGTCGCCCGTCCCGTATTGCTTCCAATTCATCGGAACGTCGCGTACACGTCCGATACAGTAGTAGCGGGCGACAGATCAATCGGAAGATCAAGCGCGGCAAGTTTCTTAGTATTCAACTTAGGCTTGTCATAAACCGACTCACGCACTGCCTTTGGCAGTTTCTTAAACGCGGGCAATGCTTCTACAGCCGCCGCGTTAATCGTCTTCCTAACGGCAAACGTCACGCGCGTGTCGCCAACCTGAATCTTGTCCCCTGCGTTGAACTGTGCGCACAGCTCAGCCTTGAGTGCGTCTCGCGCTTCAGTCAGGGCCGCAATTTCGGCGTTGAGCTTGGTAATCTTGTTGACGAGGTTTTCAGTGTTAGTCATTGTTGTTCTCACTTTCTGTTGTGTTGTTGTCAGTTGTAATCGTCTTGCCCGTGTACTAAGCCGTAATCTATACCAACCTCCCATACCGGGATAACAACGGGTAGCGGCTTAGGTGCTATGGGTAGGCTCATTAGTTCTTCAAGGCTAATCGTCATGCTTGTTGTCCCGTTGTTCCGCGCGGCGGCAGTATGCGCCGACAGGGGCAAGGATAGCTAGTAGTACTAGCGTGTAGTAAGCGACTGCGAACATTAGATAATTGGCCTAACCAGCTTCAACAGTCTGTGCATGTTGATACACTCGGCTACATACGCTTCCCATTCATCGGGGCACAGTTCTTTGGCAATGTCGCTTACCTTGAGAGTCTTTCCAAGCAACCTAACGTCGGCGTACTTCCTATTCATGGCCTCTTCAGCCACTGTCTCGAAAAAGTCACGGTCAAGCAACAGGCCGTCCCTACTCACGTAGTCATATTCACCAGGTTCAAGACCTAGTTCCGTAGCGTAATAGGCGAACTTGTTGTCAAAGTTAATCAGCTTACTAGCGTCAACTGTAGTCATGTTGTTTTCTCCCGTTCTCACATATAGTTTTCGGTGTAGTACTTGATAGCGTCTTCCTCGGACTCGGCGTAGATACCACCTAATGAATCACCCGTTGTTTCGTCCGACACAACCCACACATAGCCGTCTGCCCACATAGAGTATTCGTGAACGTATCCCTCACAAGGGTCAGTAGTCCACGTATCCTTGCGGAACGCGGCCGCAAACAGCCTGTCCGCATCCATAGAGTACCAACCAACGTACACCCAGTAGTCAGGGCAAAGCGCCGCCCATTCTTCCTGTGTAGGCATCCTACCGTGTTCCTCATGGAAGTTGTCAAACTCCCACATTGCAGGGCAGTTAGTTTCGGCGGGGTGGTGCAGGATGCAACCATGCGGCCCGCCAATGACGCACAGTGCATCGGCGCTGTCTAGCCATTCAGTAGGGCACCCTGCCCATTCATCATGAAACACTTGGAAAGTGTGTCCCTCGTGTTCCCATTCATTGGGAACGTTGATAGCGTATGCAAACTGTGTCTGGATCCTTGTTTTCACCTTTCGGCCTTGGTTGGTTTGTACTTTTAGTCTACCAGGTTGGCAGTCATTCTGCCATGTTAACTAGCTCACAAGTTTGTGAGTCAGCGTCCCAGATAAACATATGTGCATAGCCATGCAAGAAACGCATATCGTCAAGGGTCATACCCTCGCTATCGGACTCCCAGTACCAATAAATGCTATTGTCAGCGGAATTAGTGCGACAACGCCATACGTACCCCTCAATGTTGGCATACAAACCGCTAGGCTCATTCTCAGAGAACAAGTCGAGTAGTCCCACAAACTCATAGCCACGTTCGATAAACCAAGGGTTAATCAGCGACAGGTCCCATCCTTGGTTAGGGTCAACGTATCCTGCCACGTGTTCCTGCATGGACTCTAGCGGGTAGTAACGGTCACTAATGACGTTTAGCAATTCTTCCCACATACTAATTAGCTCCCAAAGCCATAGGCGATAATATCTTCCAGATAATCAACAGCATTGTTGATTACAAAGTCTTCCCACTCTGCGCTGTTGTCTAGTGTTTCCTGGTAGGACTCCCACAACCCATCTTGCACGTCATTGCCGTTGAACTTCCGTCCCTTGTAGTGCAAGATAGGGTCACTTTGGGAACCTCGCCACTCAAAGCCGATATCGGGGATACCGTACCAATTGGGCAATTCACTGTATGACATAGTTCTACCTTTCGGTATCATTGTCGCTAACCACCTTGGTTAGCATCGTTCCCTAGGCAGGGGTTGAACCTGCATTTACCTACCGTCAGGCTAGGGACGTTCCGTTAGGAACATGTTGTTAGGCTTCAATTTCGCTCATGACTACCACATCGGACAGTCCATCAAGGGCAGTCACTACCGCGTCAATTGCGGCGAGAACGCTAGGGTTGTCCCCGTAATCGGCTCCCATCTTCCGAAACGTGATCTTGGTTGCCGTGGCAGTCTTGATAACGTTCATAGTGTTCTTGTTGACTCGCATTGCTGTATCTCGCTTTCTGTTGGTTGGTAGGCTTTGTGCCTATGTTTCTAGTGTAGGTCAGTAGTTGGTTATTGTTAACTTGTCAGAGTGTGTTTTAGGGCACACTCACTAGCGCGTATTGCCGTTCCCACTTGTCGCTAATGCGCTTTGCGTGGTTGTCCCATACGCCCCATAGGATACGCGGCGTGTGTCGCCACATACGCAGTACACGGGTAATCAGCGCTTTTTCATACGGTGTTAGGCCGTCCGTTGTCGCATATAGATTACCGTCGCTATCCCATGTGCAAACGCACTTTCCGGTGAGTGAGTTGGTAATCGTGTAACCGCGCATCCCCTCTGCTAGGAAGTACTTACTACCAAGCGGGCGCGTACCGTATAGGCGTTGATTAGGATACACCGACAGTAGGGCACTTTCGATAGTCATTAGGCGACCTCCCTAACATTGATAAACTGTTCGCCGTTACCGCTAATGCACTCCCTGTCGCACTCACGGTCGCACGCCTTATAAAGCGTATCCCAGTCAACACGCCCAACCATTGCCGACACGAAACGCCTAACATGCTTGCTAGTAGTTGTGGAATGGTGGAAAGCGTCACGATGGACAAACGTATCCCAATTGCCGTTTTCATCCCTGTTCACTACCGCAACTAGTGTTGTGTAAGAGTACACATCAAACCGACTATTGGGGACGGGGTGGTTATGATTAGCAACAATCGTAAAATTGTTGCTCACTGGATACAAGCCGTCAATATGTCCGTGTTCCAAGTCCCATGCGGCGCTATCAATGTTTTCGAGAATACCCATTGTCTCAGTCTTTCTGTGTTGGTCAGTTGAATATCAGGTCAAACCCAGCCTTGGTAAGTACGCGCATTTGTTTCGCGTCTCCCAAAATAACAAGCTGTGTAGCGGTAGCCATTTTCGCGGCCTTAAATACGTCATAGCCGGGAACAGCAGAGAACCAGCGTTTTATCGCGTTGTAGTCTGGTGTTCCGTTGAAGATCGGGAACGTCTCATAGCGCATTGTGACCATATCACCAAGCGTACATGTACGGTAAGACATATTTTTACTTTCTGTATGAGGGACGGGGGCGTTAACCCCCGTCCCTAGGGGTTATTGGTCAGAACTCCCAGCTATCGCGGTCGCTATCGCTTGCGAACTCACGCAACGTTGCGCCGGTAGGGTAGTAATCGCCCCATGCCTCAAGGTCACGCGCGATACG